GCTCTTCCGATCTTGTACCCAATAATATTGTATCTTTTATGATTTTTAGGACAGGAAGTATTCTGATTGTTGGAAAATGCTCTATCCACATTATTTATAAAATATACGATTATATTGGACTATTGTTAAACAATTTATATACGCATATTGTAGATAAAAAAAATAATTATATTAAACCAGATATTTTGAAAAAAAGAATTAAAAAAACTATTTATATAAAATAAGTATTTAAAGCATATATACTTTTAGTATCATGTCAGACCAAAAATTACCATGTGAGTTAGTAATGAAACATGTTTCTAAACTTTCTATTGAGAAAGATAAACCAATTATGTTGGATTATTGGTCGCAGTCTTTAGCAAAATCAGTCGTTATTGGCGTTCGCGAAGGTGGAGAAAAGTTGCTCGTGAAAAACGAGGATGAGTATACCAGTCCTATTTCTAAAGTATTCAAGGTTGGCGTCCAGTATATTGTAGAAACCGAAAACTCGCTTTATATTGTTAGTGCAGAAATTCCTACCAAACGAATTTCGTAAATTATAAGTTGAATTATTTTTTTATTTTAAAACAATAATTTTACTAAAATAGGCCCATAGTCCTAATCCAAACAAACACTTGGCAACACAATCTAAAATATTCATGGCAATATTTTTACTCAAATCATCCAACATATATACTACTCCGTATAATGACCATATACTAACAAAAATACCGAATATAAGACGATTAGAAAATTTAGTTACAAAATTTTTGTATATAATTCCAAACATGAGAATAAAAGGAATAAATCCCACAATACATGCAAACCATTTATTCATGTCACCTATTTCTCCTAAATATCCTATGTATAACATTGCATAATTTAATATAACAATAAATACTAAACTAGATAAAGCAAGTGTTTTTCCAACTGCATTAGAAAGAGTTAAACATAACGCCAATAACATTAATGGAGTTGTCATAGACCAATCTATATATCGCGTCCGATTTACATCGGCCCAATCTATTGGTTTTCCTTCTGTTTCATAAACTGCTATTTTTTGTAGAAAAAGAGAATAAAAATATCCGGCAATGACCGAAATAGCCGTTTCTAAATTAAGAACATGACGAACGGTAGGGTTTGGCGTTCGTATAGCTTCAATAAACGTAATCGTTGCTGTTGTAATTAAAAAAATATACGTCATATTAAACGAAAATTTTACGTAGTATTGGATATTTTCTTTTGGTTTATCTACTTTGGTCAGCATATATTATTATATTATTTTTGCTTAAATATATATCAGGTATTTAAGCAAAATGGATTCTATTTCTGATTTAATAGAAAAATATAAAACAAACCCATACATGAATGATAAATTAGCTTTATATTTGACAAATTTGCCTCAATTAATGCAAACTATAGAAATTGAACATAATCAAAAAACAGCGCATCTAAATGAACTCAATGAAAAAAAAGAAGCGTATATTCAACAATTTATGTCACAACATTTATTTTTTTATATTGCACAAACTGAACTTTTTATAGAATATACAGACCATAATTATACTATTATATCCGAAGATGATATTACGCACTATATTTTATCGGAATTACAACATAATGAACTGAAAATATGGAAATATAAAATTAAAAAACACATTTTTAAAAGAATCAAAGAAAATCTATTTTCATCAAGTATTCCAGATTCCATTACCATAAAATCCGTTTTTCAACATTTATCTATTTTTTTAACCAAAAATCATGTAAAATATTTTTTAACTATTTTAGGCGATTCCATGTTGGGTAAAAAAGACCAACCGTATATTTATTTTATAGACAGTTCGTTTAAATATATGATTCGTAAATTTGCCGAACAAATTTATATCATGACGACCAAAAGTGTTTCAGATACTTTTAAATATAAATTTTATGACCATAAATATGAACATTGTCGTATTATTACCGGAAATTGTCCTGAATTATTTCCTTCTCCCACTAAAATTTTAAATATTATTAGCGTTTCCAATTATTTATCTACCAAATATTCAAATTCAGAAGGATTTTTAACCCAATGCGATGATATTGATTTTATCAATACAACTCTTTATTTAAAATTGAATAATTCCGAAAAAATTATTTCCATGTTTATAGATGAAACTATGCATACAACTGGAACCATGTCATTTAAAAATTTTTATTTTCTTTGGCGTTCTTATTTAAAACAAAAAAATTTACCTTTGATTATATCGCATAATAATTTTAAACAAAGTATTACTAATATGAATTTATGCAATGATGACATTGTTCCATTAACATCTAAACAATTATACATACAAGATGTAAAATTATTTTTAGATAAATATCCGTATTTTGAAGACCAATATGATTTAAGCAAATTATTAGTTACGTACAATGAAGTACATGAAAATAAATTAACCGAAGATATGTTTCGTGATATTATTATTTTATTAAATCCGTAAATTATATGAATCAAAGTGAATATAAAATTATTAATGAAAAAGAAAATTTAATTGTTTGTTTTGGCGGTATGGCTTTACAATTTGGAGGTATTATTCCTTTTGAATTTTTGAGATATTTATCCACTTTTTATACAGATAGTTGCGATTTAATATTTTATATAGACAAACAACAATGCTGGTATCATAAAGGCATAGATGGAATAACAACTACAGTTGACGAAACAGTTGATTATTTAAATACAATTATTCGCAATAAAAATTATAAAAAAACAATATTTATGGGTGTTTCTGCAGGAGGATATGCATCTATTTTGTATGGATCATTGTGCAATGTTGATTATATAATTAGTTTTATTCCTCAAACAATACTTATGAATCCAATAAACTCAAATTATATAAATTTGAAAAAGTTTATAAATACACAATCAAAATATATCTTGCATGGAGATATAAGCATACAAGATATACATGATCTTCATCACATTTCTCAGTGTGAAAATATAGGACAATTTACAAATGTTTCTATTCATAAACATCATAGTTGTGATATAAAAGTTTTAAGAGATACTGGAGTTATCAAAAATATTTTGGATACTATAATTAAACCCGAACTGAATGCACATATTTCATAGGTTGTCCATTACTGTATACATGTAATTCTCCTAATTTAATTTGTGGTGTATATCTATCTCTATTTTCTTGCATTACATCTGCTTTGGATATTGCAGCTTTTAGTTTTATAAATGCACTAGTCACATTATAAACCGTGTCTTCATTTTCTTTACCTAACATTTCATTTGTCCCATAGTTTTGTTCTCTATAAGATTGTCCAACACCATACATTACATTATCTACCACTTTCATTAATTCTCTAAATGTACGTAATGGACTTGCATGTTTTATATATTTTTGTATTGTATTCAATAATCGTAAATCATGACTTTCATTTTTTTTAGATGCACTTATAGCTAGTCGGGGAACTGGATTTAACCACAAAAACCCTTTATTGCTACCACACTTAGGTTTACATTTTTGTGTAGCGCACACTTTATCATAAATAGTCCTTCCGTTTAATCTTCCATTATTAAAATAACAACGACCATAATCAATAATTTTTGGAACATAAGGACAACAAAATGTATAGGTTTTGCCATCTGTGCAATGATAATGATACTCTATATAATGTCCATCTTTTGGTTTATATAACAATACATTTCCAGTATGTAAATCATAATGAGTAAATTTTGTTGCCATGGAACTTAATGCATGATACAATATAAATACAATATATAATAAATCATTGTTTAATGAAGTTTTATCCGCATCATCCAACATATCATTGATGGATGTTGCATTATGAACATGTTGAATAAGAATAGATGCAAATTTAGATTCGGTGCATGCTTTTTCATAATCAATGTTGCGTTGTAATGTTAATCGTTGTAAATTATCTTTATCTAACACTTTTGTTTTTTTGAACAAGTTCCAATCATCAAGTGTATTGTAATAATATAATCCATACGTTTGCAAAAAACAAGGGTATATTTTTAGCACACGATTAATTAATTTTGTTCCTACAATATATTCATATACTAAATTGTCCGCACTTGGTTTTTGTGATGATTTCAAAACGGCATGAGCTTTGTATCCATTCCTATTGTATTCTAATTCTCTTATAAATCCATTGGCAGATGGTTTACCTATACGTTTTATAGGAGAAACTACATATTCAAATCCAGTAAATCCTTTGAAATAATCTGTCAATAGTTCAACGTTATTACCGAATGTAATACATGCTCCTGAAGTTGGGCAAATTTTATTCAAAAATAATTTGGACGATTTTATAAAACGCGAAATACGACCCCGAGCCTTATCTGCATTTGCATTATTTACCGGATTTTGAACAACTGCACTATTTTTTGCATTTTTTCTTAAAGTTACATTGCAAGCTGGTTTATTCATTTTATAGGCATAATCAAGCCGGCAATATTTTCGGGTTTTGTTGACATATCTACATTGTTTTTGTGGTGTGCATTCATTTTCATCTATTCCTTTACATTTTGAAATACATCGCGGCATATATTATTCTAATATTTTTTTAAAGTATATTTAAAAACATTTTAATATACTTTATATAATGGCAACATCTAAATATTTTAATAAAGAATTAAATTTATCATCTTTTAGATTTAAACAAAATATTCCACCCAACCAAGTATCCCATATTATACATAATGAATATGACAATTCATGTCAAATCTATTGTGATAATTTGAATGTTCCAGACGAAATTATATTTGAAAATATATTTACACAAACACCCTATAGAAAAGGAAAAATATATACTGTTTTATCTATAGAATCAGATCATTTTGTAATCAATGATCTGATTTCACTCAAAGGCTATGAACGCATTTCTTGGATGCCGGTTCAACCAGAAGTAAAACCAGAAGTAAAATTAGAAGTAAAACCAGAAGTAAAACCAGAACCAAAGATAGAACCAAATATAGAATCTAAAAAAGTAAAAAAATCATTACCAACTGCTGTAAAAGATTGTATTTGGAATTATTATATCGGACAACATATTAATATACATAAATGTTTTTGTTGTAAAAAAAATATGATTAAGATTGATGATTTTCATGCAGGACATGTTGTTGCTGAAGCGCAAGGAGGAGGCGATGATATTGACAATTTACGGCCTATTTGTTCATCTTGTAATAGTTCTATGGGAAAACGCGATATGATAGATTATGTAAAGCAATATGGATTATATTTAATTTCTCCTATAAATCAATTGCATATGTTTTCCGAACCATCTACAAATTCTTCTATCCCAAAAGCAATACGGTCTCAGTTATGGGGAATTTATATAAGTGAATTTATTAATGAACATACATGTTGTTGTTGCAAAAAAATACGTATTACTATTAAAAATTTTGAAATAGGTCATGTTATTTCCAAAAAAAATGGCGGGTCAGATGACATTCAAAATTTACGACCAATATGTGCTGTATGTAAACATATATCCAATGATGATATGATTGAAACTATAAAAAAATATGAATATTATATTTAAATTAAAATATTTAATAATAATATGAGTGAACAAGAACCTGACGCAAAAAAAGTAAAACCTCACTCTTTTTTAGTGAACCAACATCTGAATTAACATCTAAACAGTTAGGTCAATTATTTTTATTTGGAAATCAATCTCAACGCGATGAAGCAGAAAAAGTTGCAACTCAAAGAAAAATTAAAGGATTTCATACGCGTTCTAAAGAAGGAAAAAATGGAGGTAAAAGACGTAAAAGTAGAAAAATTAAGCGTAATCGTAAATAATTGTATTTTAGGAAAAAAATACAATTAAAATACCTATTTCCATGATTGTCCAGCTCCCGAGCTCCATACCTATACAAATTTATTTAGCGCGGCGAGGAAAGTGCATTACCGTTGCCGCAATTTCTGGTGCAAGTTCTGCGCCCCATGTGCTAGAAACCTTGTAGCCAACTCGTGAAACTTGGTTGCGCGCAGGCTCGCATGATGCAGGCGGTGTTGTGGGAGTTTCACGATGATTCCATTTATACACGACGAATCCATTCCCTTGGTAAAAGTCATGACCAATTTTATCCAGCATTGGTTGATAACGCGTTTCAGTACCACGAGGCACAAGAACCCAGAATGCATGTGCATTTTCTCCACTGCGAAGACGCTGTGTCTTTCGGAACTCAAGGCGAGAACCGGGATATTCAGAAAGGAAATCGTTCTTGATGCGAGCAGTCATAGTAATTGAACCGATAGATTCACCAGCAGCGTTTCGGGTGCCAGCATGCACGAATGCGAATGGTGCGAGAGTTGAAGACATGTTGAATAGAGTTTATGAGATGGTTGTAATAAATACTATTTTATAAAATGATTTCAATTTTTTTTGTGCATTTATTTACAATATGGGTAAGTTTGTATATATATTTTTCAAGATGATAGATGGGACGATAATTATTGGTATAATATTGTAAAAAATCAATAGTGATATATACTACTTCTAATTGTTGTTCTGTATCTAATGCCAACATAGTAATTATTCTCCATATACAATTTTCAACTCCTAAATCATAGATTAAAATATTGTATAATTCTTCTCTTACTATTGCGCATTGTTGAGATGTAGGATGTTGAATCATATGGACAAGAGTATTACAAATATGTTTATGTTGGTCAATTTCAGGTATTTCATGAATAATATTTTTAATATTATGAATAGTTTCCGGAATAGGAACATGCAAGCAGTCGCTATATTGTTGTTTAGATGGGCGAGGAATTCGTATAATATCGCATTTAGCTAAAATATTATTAGGCAAAAAAGAAACAGATTCCATTAAAAATATAAATTTAATAGGTAAAGAAGAATGTAAATAACTGTAAAATATTTCTAATAATTCATTATGCACTAGGTGAAAATTTTTACATACGATAAATCCAAATTTTTCATTATATTTGTTACGAATAATATCTGATATTTGAATGTATATATCATTCCATATTGTTTTTGAATTGCAACCAAGTAAGTCGCAATCTATTTCATAATGAATGTCACTTATTTTTAAAATAAAAACAGGCTCAGTATTAGTTTGTATTTTTTTTTCATATTTTAATTTATTGGAACTAAAATTACGAACATAACGCAACATTTGTGTATATTTTCCAACTCCAGATGGACCATAAAGTATAAGATGTTTATCTGTGGATGGTATAGTTAGGTTTGGATGTAAATTATGTTTATCAGATAATGATAAATAATCATCAAACTTTTCCATATATGGATAAAATCTTTATTTTAAAACTGTTTAAACTAAACATTTAATTTAGTATATGGATACTTTTTTAATTTATGGTTATGCATTGTACAAAAAAATATCGCAATGGTATTATTCCAAACATACAGTAGAACGTTATATGATAACAGATGAAGGGGAACAAATTCCCATTTTTACACCTACATCTAAACGTGTTATTGGATTTGTAACTGTTTATTGTAATAATAATGAAGTTCAATACAAGTTTTCACGTAATTTTAATGTAGATTCGTTGGATATTCCTACATATAAACTATTATCTATTGTATTTAATAGTAATACAATTCAGCATAGTTTGGACCCCAAAGAATTTGGAGTCGTTGGAAATATTTTATTTAATCCGTTATTTAATGCATGGTTATGTCGGAAATTAAATATACAAACAATTTCAGACACATGTATCATAGACGAAAATGCAAATATTAATTTTATTCATACACTTGAATTTGAAAAAAATAAATATATAAGCAATTAAAAACTTAAACCTAAATAACTTTACATTATATGAACTTACACCCTTTAAAAACCAAATGGGTTGTATGGGGGCATTTACAACATGATACATCATGGTCAATAAATAGTTATACAAAAATTTGCATCTTAACGTATGCAGAAGAATTAGTAGAATTAATTCATCTATTACCTGATAAATTAATTACAAACTATATGTTATTTATTATGCGTGAAGGAATTGAACCCATGTGGGAAGATGAACATAATAAACATGGCGGTTGTTTTTCTTATAAAGTGGACAATAAATATGTAAAAGACATATGGGCCGACATGGCTTGTTCTATTTTAGGAAATTCTATTACTTCTGATGTAATTTGTAATTCTATTACTGGATTATCTGTTTCGCCTAAAAAAAGTTTTTGTATTTTAAAAATTTGGATGTCATCCTGTAAATATCAAGATGCGTCCATTATGAATATTAAGCAATTAAAATCTATTAATTGTATTTTTAAAAAACATTAAAATATTTTTATATATTATATGGATCCAAAAATGATGTCGCGCAGATTAAGACGTTACAGAGGGGGTGTTACTGACCCTATGCCTGTTCCTACACCTGCTCCTACGCCTGTTCCTACGCCGGATATGGCTGTTAGTGCTGAACCTGAAAAACCAGGAATGTTTTCTTCTTTTAAAATGCCTTCTTTAGGCAGTTCAGACCCTCAAAAACCTGGTGAAGAAAAGAAAGGTCTTTTTGGAATGTTTGGTTTGGGCGGTGGAAAAGGCAAGGGCAAGGGGCGGAGGAGTTCAAAGCGTGGCTCTAAACGCAAGTCAACTCGCAGACGTAGGCATTAAAGCACAATTTTATTTTTAGTTTTATTAAGAATATAATTGTGTAATTTCAAAAACCATGGAAAAATCATTTTGATTCAAATTTACTACTTCACCAAATCGGTTTAAAATACGAATATTCATTTTTTCTAATTTAATAGGTCCAAAATATTCACGTTTCTTAGAAATAAAATCAACACCTTGTGTACCATATATTAATGTTCCATAATCATTTATAACAGGTATACGTGCTAGTATATTATTTCCAATATAACTAGGAGAACTTTGTTGATTGCGAATAATAGATATAACTGAATCTGTAGAATGGTTATTGTGAAAATCATCTACATCTATAAATAAATAATGATTGGTAGACATCATAGGTATTGTTTCCCCCGAATAACTAGTTTCACCCAAATAATAAAGAATACCATCATAGGTAAGATTGTTACGAAAACCTAATATCCACCCAAGTGAAATTGGACCTGTTGTTGTAAAATCTAACGCAATTCTAATATCAGAATTACTTTTTATGGTTATAAATTGTTGGGGAAGAGAATTAGGTGAACATGGTATTATTTCACTATTTAAATTAGAAGAAATATCACTAGAAACTGTTATTTTATTTACCCCAATTTGGTCCACCAATATTAGATTTAGCACAGTGACTAAATTAGTAACTGTATAATTACCATCTGGAACTGTTATTGTATATGGAATAGTTCCATATACTATAGTAAAAAAATTATTTTTTTGTTCAGCTGATATATTATACCATGTATAGGGTATTTCTCCATTTACAAATTGCAAAGAAACAACATTATTAATAGTTTCGGGGAATGTATAAGTAAAATCAGTAGATTTTGTAGTTTTATAACTACTCCTAAAAAAAGTATCTATACAAACTATTTTACTAATTAATCGTTTTTCTAATGGATTAATTGTTCCTTTAAAATAATCACTTGGATTAGAATAAACAAAAGGAGTTATTTGTTGTGGAATAAGTTCAGAATTATTCAATAATTTTTCTTTTGCATTATTTAAAAATATAACAATATCATTTTGAATAGAAGGAGAAACATTCATACTTCCTAATTTTGTAATCAAAAATTGTTTTTTTTGTTCTACATCGTCTATTGTATAATTTCCGGTTACGTTAAAAAAACGTTCTAAATCAGGAATCGTATAATTATTCAAATTTAAATCAATATCCATGTATTATAATTCTATATAATTTTTATATATTTATCGGTATAAAGATATAAAATTTTATATATAATGGATATATTACGCTTATTGGGCGTTGCTATGGTAGAATATCCCGTCTATTTATGTTCGTCTAAATATGACCCTACACGGTTTTGGAATAAATGTATTCGTATTAATGTATTATATACCAAATTATTACAAGCATATGCCGTAAAATATATTTCTGATGATTATCAATATCGGTTTAATGATATTCCTTGGACTTCTTCCGAGTTACCTGATATTGAACATATTACTTCTACCAAAGTCATTGGGTCTGGCATGATTTCAATTGTTATGGAGGGAAAAGATAAAAACGGAAATTTATGTGTTGTCAAGGCAAAACGTAAAAATATTCATGAAAAAATTTTGCACGGACTTCAACAAATAAAAACTATATTTAAGTGGTTAATGTATTTTCCTTTTATGAAAAACATTTTTAATTTGAATTACATGTATAATGCTTTTGAAAAATCTACCCTTGAACAATTAAGTTTTGAAAATGAATTGAAGAATCATAAAAAATTTAAAGAAATTGTATCTCATAATCAACATATTATAGTCCCTGACTTGTATGAAGAATATTGCACTGACAATCAAATCGTAATGTCTAAAATAGACGGGCAACATTTGTATACTATGTCACCTGAACAAGGTCATCAATTTTCAGTTTATTTGTCAGAAATGAGCACAAAAAATATTGTCGTAGATGGGTTTATTCATACGGATTTACATGCAGGGAATATTATTTTTACACAAGATAAACGTATTGGTATTATTGATTTTGGTTTGATGTATCAAATTCCTCCTCAAATTAAACAATCATTATTTGACTTATTCAAACATTTTATTCGCAAAGAATATACACAAGCATCATCTATTATTTACAATGATTTTATTTGTCCACTTGAAATAAAACAAACATTAAGTATAGGGCAAGTACAAGAAATCAAAACATTAATAATTACGATATATACAAATGCCTATGAAATAAATCATTGTTTAAGCCAAAAAGATTTTTATACAGTAATTCATGCATTAATTAAATATAATTTGTATTTTAACCAAATATTTTATAATTTTATGTTGTTTGTCATATCCTCTGAATTATTAGTTAAAAAAATATCACAATCTCCCATGAATATATTTATGGAAACTATGGCCACATTATATTCTGAAGTAAATACAGATGAGTAATTTGCATATTTTGAGTAAAATTTTGTCGGAAGCATTATTAAGTTTATATCCCGTATTTGTAAAACATATTGATTTACCTATACAAACTCAAATGTGGAGCAGGTTTTTTACGTATTCTTTTTTTTCCATGTTTTTTATTGATAAAACAATTGTATCCTTAATGACATCTTGGGATGGAATACTACTTATGATAGTTACTATGGTTCATGTATTTGTTTCGTATCAAGGATTTTTATTACTTGAAAGCGGTATTTCGTATGCGTTATTTTATACTTATCCACTTTTTATTTATTTAGGAACTTATTTTTCAATTCATCCTTATTTTATTTTTCCTTTACTAGGAACATGGTTAATGTATTATGATAATAAAGAAATTAATATACTGGGAATGGCAATGATTTTATTAGCTGCCATTACAGAAGCCATGATTTATTTTATTGTTCGTAGAATAAAAACACCCAACCCATGGAATCATGTCTTTATATCATATGTATTAGGCGCAATATTATTTTCAGTATTTATCAAAGATGTTCAAAAACTTAAATCTGCAACTACTTTAATTTCAGTTGGTATCAATGCTATTATTGGTTTATTAGGTTATTTATTGCGATTTTATGCTACTACACGACTTTCCCCTATTTTATTTTCATTCTTATCCTATATTGGTATTATTATGGCATTTATATACGGTGTAATATTTAGCCAAGAATCTATTACTTTTTACAAAATACTCTCCACTATACTTATTTTAATTCCATCTATACAACAAAAATTACTTCCATGATTAAAAACATTTATATATTATTATTTAAAGACAATTCAATTAATATATCGGCGTCCACGTGGCTCAATTGGATAGAGCGCTTGACTTCTAATCAGGAGGTTGTGGGTTCAAGTCCCGCCGTGGATTAACATTATATATTTTTCATTCTAATTGAAAAATATATAGAGAATAGATATGAAACATTTTTCTTCTATTTTTAATGAATCAGGTTATGATTCAGATGGTAATGTATCGTTTACACCTGCAGTAGAATTTAATGAAGATGATGTATATCAAATATATTTAATTCCTTATGGATATTTTAATATTATAAAACATCAAATTATTGTTATTTGGAAAGATGATAAAGCATATAGTTTTGGATTTGTACCAAAATTACGTGGAAAACTTGTATATGTTGCACTTGAATCTCCGTCCACTGAATTAGGACTTTCATTGCAACGTGCAAATGATCATGAACGCATCCATGATGAACCACAATTTTTAGGACAAAAAGCAGAAAGAATAAATACCCTTATACGTATGTTTACAACTCTTTGTCATAATGAATGCGAAGGAAATATAAAACATGGAATAAATTATCAAATTCATTATGCTTATCCATTTAATTTACAAACGAATAATTGCGGTAATTTATTAACCCAAATATTTCCTGAAATATCACCTCAATTAGGATGTATACATAAATCAGTTGTTAGTAATGTGTCTAGTCCAACATTAAGAATTGGAGGAAAAAAATCAAAAAAGAAAAAATACAAACAAAGACTTACCTTATTCCGACGTTTTTAAAATGGCGGTGTAGAAATCCAGGGAGCATGAAGTTGGTCCTCGCTAAGTTTTTGGTCTTTTACATATCCAGCTGGAACAAATTGAATTGGGTCCCACCTACGGCGACGCGTTGGAAGAAAGTCAGGGTCAAACCCGACACCTGTTTTGTCACCTGGTTCTCGGAATATAGATGTTGTATTTGCTGTAATCGGCACACGAATCCCCGTATTCCTATATCCTAGACCAGTAGACATTTCCCAATGTTGACCTTCTGTGATCCATTCGCCTTCTATGTTATGTCCGCCCGACATAACATTTAACATCTTGAACGCAGTTTTATCTTGTGACAATTCTGGAGGAGGGATGAATTTCCGAAGAATAATTCCAAACGGGCTTGAAATTACTTTTGGCGCAGTGCATTTGTAAGAACCGTGTTTGATACAGTTCAGGTAAATGTTTCGCGTGGTAGGCGTAACCGGAACTTCTACTTTCTGGCGGTTAATGTTGATTTTGGACGGCGGAATCTCAAACAACCATACCAGCAACGACAGAGTTTGGTTGTACGACAGCGCACCGAACATGCAATGGAAAGCGAATGGAGGCATTTGATTTTTTGTCTTGAGGGACGTATAATTTATTATTTTGGTAAAATCATTTCAATTTTTATTTAAAAAAAATAAACATTAATTAGACAAAAACCATTATACCATAGTCCTTTGTAGAATCTTCCATATTTGTAAATGCGATTGGGTCATTTTTCTTGCTGTAAAATACGATGCGAACTTTTCGGCCGTTAATTGTTGTATCTGTCCAACGGGAACCATTTAAATCGCATGTCCAGTTCTTACCATCCACTGTATGATTTCGTTCGTCAAGTAAATACTTGAATAATTGGCGTTTGGTTTTTTCTTTTTGAAACCATGCATTATCTTCTGGTAAAGATGAATGTAAACAGAACAATGTTTTTACACGAAGTAATTGAGAAACACCAAGAGGAGTTTTGAGAAGGCGGAGATATGTTTCCAGTTCTTTTCGGCATTGTTCAATATATTCTGAACTTACTGGTTCTATGTTTGTTGCCATTGTAATAATTGAATAATAACTATTTTATTTTCAATTTTATTACTATAATATATGGCTTCAGTAGTAAAAAACACTCAAGAGGCGGAATTATCCGAAATAATAGATAAAATTATGAAAATATTTTATAAACCTAGTTTGACTAATGGACTGTATTGCTGTCAACCAGAACAAAAAAAACTTATAATAAAATTAGAAGAAGATTTAAAAACGTGTGGTGGACATAAATTACTTATTGATGAAGACGACATACCTAAAATAGAAATAAGAAATTGTGTAGACCAAGATGACTTGCCATCTGGAACAATAGCGTATATAGTAACATTTTCACCAGAAGAAATGTATATATGCATTATTTTATATTATTATAAAACATCTCCCCTTAGCGTAAATAAAAATTTTCATATATCATACATATTAAGACAATTATTATCAAGTAACCACGCAAAAACTATCATAGTTCGTGCATGTATAGCCAAAATGATAAATCAACGATTTTTAATTTATAAAGGATATTCACCCGAATGCGAAGCAATTATTAATACATTTAAACGTAATTCATTAATATTAGATATTAATTTTTTAAAAAAAATGGGTGTTCCACAAGATAAACTTCCTCATATTCCACAAGATAAACTTCCTGGTATTCCACAAGACAAACTTCCCGAACCTCCAAAACCTACAATGGATTTTAGTCAATTTACGCCTCCAGTTGATAATATACCAGGTTCAACCACACCTTATTTTGATTATGTTAAAAAATCAATGCAAAAATGGACTCCATTTGCTAGTAGAACGAAATCTCCCAAACTTACACAATTAGTTGCAAAACCCGAAGCAGCTGCAGTGGATTTTAGTCAATTTACACCTCCATTTGATGATGACGTTTCAAAAAAATCTTCAACAATATATCCTCCAATGGGATATACAAATACTGTTCGTTTATCCCCATATAGTAAACAATTAAGATATGAAGGAATCTATTTCCCACCCTATGATAGTAGGTTAGATTCAATTAATTGGATTCCAGAATTTGATGAATTAACTGTGTTGACAACTAACTACGATGAAGGTTATAAAAGAGGTCCTTTACCATCTGAATTCAAACCAGAATATAATATGTTACGCGATAGATTATATAGTCTTGGACAAGTTGAAAATAAAACAATTAATTTTATACCAAAATGGCAAGCAGCATGTTTAGATATGCGACAATTTTTAGACCAATTTGAAGGAGGTGTTTCATTTACAAATAAACCATTGTTTAAAGAAATAATAATAGACCCGAAATCACCAAGTGAACATAGAGTAATCATGGATAAAGATTTAAAAAATAAAAGTGCCAAAATATTTTGGGGAGGAATAAAACGACGAAAAAATAAAACACGGTGTAAACATAAAAAATAAACATCTCATATGGAAAGAATATGTTAACAAAGATGTAAAATTTATTATTAGTATTAATATATGGCTGCTTTAGTTCCAAGAAAAACAAAAGTGGAAGCATTTACAGAAGCAATGGATGAAATTATGGATTTATTTTATAGACCTCAACGAGGTAATACTAGACATTATTGTTGTAAACCAGAAGATATAGGAATTATAATGAAATTAGTGGATGATTTAGAAAAATGTGGAGGAGATATAATAACATTTAATACAAATGTAATACCTGATAATGAAATAGATGATTGTGTAAATAAAGATGTATTACCAGAACCAGGAACATTTCTCACTAATACATTGTCATCAAAAATGATGTATATATGCGTTATTTTATGTTATTATATATCATCTAGAATCGCAGGAAGTTATAGTTTTGGCGTGCAAAGAGCATTAAAACGATTAATACCAGGACAAGATGCACAAAGTATCGTATTTCGTTCAACTATGTCCGTAATGATAAGTGAACGACTTTTATTTAATAAAGGGAATCCACCTGAATGTGAAGAGATTATCAACGAGTTTAAACGCAATTTAATGACAATATCTGATTTTCCAGAAAAAACAATAAAAAAATGGGCTTCCTATGCTCCTAAAACTGAAGCTGAATTTGCAAGTGAAGTTGCAAAGTTAGAATTAGTAGATGAAGCTGACTTACCAAAAACTCCAGCTGAAGCTGACTTACCAAAAACTCCAGCTGAATCTGCCTTACCAAAAACTCCAGCTCAATCTGCCTCTGAAATAGATGAAAAAACAAAATTAGTATTAGATGAACAACGAGATATAATTAAAAAATATTTACAAAGAAAAACTAGAGTATCATCTGGTGGAAAAAGAACAAGAAGAAAAAATAAATCAAGAAAATCAAAAAGACATTAAACATCAGGTAATGGAACCAAGCACAATTTAATATCACCAAGAGACGCCACGGAATATTTTACTACCAATGGCAAATCGTTTTCCAAAAACATTTCTATTTGATTACACAAATTTGTGCATTTAATAAAATAGCCTAAATTCTTCAAACTAAAAATACCTTGAATAATTTTATTCGCATCATGCTGTTGAATAAACTTCATACTATCTTCGGATTCGGCGCGTCTAACTTCTGCGGTGGCGAATGAACCTTTACATTTGAATATAAGTTCATTCGCCACCGATTTGATTTCAATCCTATCCGATATATACGATAAATCGCGAATAATTTTTTGAAAATCAGTAGATGGTAAATTGATGACGGATGAAAACACAACATTAGGAACTTCTAATTCTTCGGGATCAGGTTCTATCAATCTCAACTTTTGTGTTTTGCATTGCTTAATGTCTCCATTTTCAAATTTTAATCCCAAATTATTAACAATCCCATCATTATAATCCGACTCTTCAATATATAATGTTAATGTATCACTGTTGTCAATAGAATTAACCAATTTAAATAAATGTAGCAAATTAACACCAATAATAATTTTGTCTTTTTTACATTCATACACTTCAAAATTTTCAGATTTCAAAAACAAATGAACTAAAATAGTATGAGATTTATCCATATTAATAATGCGCATACCATCAGGCTGAAAAGTAATATTTGTATCTACTAAAATATCTTTTAATGCTGTCATTAATGTTCTCATAGGTGAAATTTGAACTGTTTTTAATGTTAGAACATTCATGTATATTTAGTCGTTAAAATCTTTAAATAGTCTTTCTTTGAATATGTTATGGATCTAAAAAATTCTTTTTTTTCATTGTTGGATGAAATAAAAAAATCGGTAGAAGAAAAAAATATGTCAGAGGAATTACATAGTTCATTTGTAGTATTCGTATACAAATTATATATGGCGTTATTACATTATGTAATTACAACTATTTATAATGTTCACTATTTTGTTCAAACATATTTACCTTTACCTAAAATAAATTCTATATAATTAATATGTCCAGAAATTTATATTTATTATCTACCGGAAGTATGATTATTATTGCATTATTTGCAATTACATCGTTAAGGAAAAAATATATTAAAACTCAGTGCGAACATTTTACAATTCAACCTTTAGACCATGTTGATTTATTGTTAGATAAAACAACAATTCCAAAAATAAATCTTACATCCTATCATGCTTCTTCAAAAAAATGGACTACATCTCCTATGAGTTCATTTGAACAAACCACTAATAACCAACCACATCATTCTCCAAATAATGGGAGTATTACTTTACCCGAGTTGGCATTTTATTAACTATTTTATAAACAAATAGTATGTATTTAAAAAAATATTGTTGTGATAAAAATACGCATTATGCATCTAAAATGAAAAATTGCGAAAGTACACTTCATACTATAGCTGGTCATATATCATCCAACAATAGTATAGATCATATATTTACACTTGAAACTAACCCATCTATGGTTGTAACTAACGAAAAAGTAGTAAATGTTTTAATTACTGACCATAAACCTGTTTTTTGTATAATCAATACTATTCCTATTTTATCTTGGAATTTAGAAGGGTTATGTAGAACATCGGAAGAAACAGAAGTAAGAACACATGCTATTCAACATGTTCTTTCACAAATGCACAAAAAATATCCATCTATTATTTTTATGTTTCAAGAATTATTTTTAAAACATGTAAAGTTTAATTATACTATGGGTATAGATAGATTACATATTTTATTTGATAATTCAGACTATAACTATATTTATGATGGATATACAGGAGGAATTATTATTCCTAAAAATATATATAATAAAAACATTCAAGTTATTACACGCAATGAAAGTAAAAAAAAATGTACAATAGTATATGTTCGCGCTCCAAACCCTTTTTATTTAATGAATATTCATTTACAAGCCATTTTATTTAAACCAATGCGAGATTCAACCCATATTGCCGAATTATCTAATATACTTGAACATATAAAACATAAAATTAAAAAAGGCGTTGCTTTAATTGGAGATTACAACAATACAAATATACTGCATGTATTTAAAGAATCTATTCAAACTATTTTATAAAATAATCATGCAATTTTTGTTAAATTCTTTCGTAATATATGGTTGAAAAATAGGTTTAGATAATTGGTTTTCTGGTATATGGTTATGCACTGTTCGCACAATCATTTTGTATAGTTTAAAATCAGGATACCGTTCTTCGCCATTTTTCTTATACAATACATTACGTCCTTTATCATCTAAACACCACTCTTCAATTAAGGCATATAATGGCGTATCATCTTCAATAATATCCAACATAGAACAGGCAAGTCTACATAAATCAAAACTAAAATTGGGTCCTACTACAGGTTTACTAGAATCACGAAATGGTTCTATGTTATATTGTGTTGCTGCATCTCCATCCGGATGGAAACTATCCGAAATAAAAAATTTATTGTTATAGGTATAAATAGCTCGCCCAAAATCAATGAGCTTGAAAATACGACCATAAGTCGGTACTTTGTAGTTTACACCTTTATAATTGTAATATAAATAAGATTCTGATGTTTCTACATACATAATATTATTAGTATGCAAATCATTGTGCGTAAATTGATATACATTTTGATACATAACTAATGTTATAATTACTTGAAACAAAGCAGAAAGAATCTCTTCTTGAGGAATTGTTTCCATTAATAATGAATCCAACGTATCTTTACAATGTTCTAATGCAATAATTTGAACCGGAAATTGATGTATATCTACTGATAATCCATACGATTCATCATCGCAATCTGTAAAATCATCTGAATCTAATTCTTCTGTATTATTTGTTTCGGTATTGGATGAATCTGAGTCGGAATCATTATCTTTACTGAATTCTTGAATATCATCTGTAGTTGGTGCTAAATCCGTCATCACTTCTAGTTCAGATAATGGAGGCAAACATACTTGTTCGGTTGGGGGAGTATCTTCTACAATTTCATCCAAATCTAATACAACTGTTGTATCATCCATAACCAATTTTTCACGGTTTTTGTGTGATGTTGGAATAGTTAATTCTTTATTCAGTGTAAATAATTTATTCATATTTTCATTGAAAAAAGTAGACCCATGAACTTGGTCCAATTCATCTTCCAAATTATATTTAAAGTTTTTTTTAATTCCTAAATAACTTCCATGAAATTGAATACCATGTATAAATTTATTATTGATGTATAATTGCGAAGATAAATAAGAAAAAAAACTATCTACATAGGCAGAATTATTGGTGTCTTGTATTTTTGAATAACTATTGTTTAACGATGGAAGAGTATAAGTATAATCCGTGTATTTTCCATTCAAATATTTAAGAGGGTCAAGTAATGGGGAATATTTAAAAAATACAGGAGTTGTTATATCATTTTGAAGACTAGCAGTTGCTTTGTTATAGGTGCAATCCCAAATTTTTAATAATTCAAAATCATTTTTTAAATTAATACTATTCCAATTCGTTGTATTTAATGAAAAGAATTGATTGTAAATAGGAATATAATTTTGAACATTAGATAGATGTAAAGACGATTCTAGTTGTTGTAATAATTCTGTATTTTTATTTTTTTTGTAAAATACCATATCCAAATGATATAATTAATAATATGTGGTTTAAACTAATTTATTCCTTAATATTAAACGTTTTAGGAAACAGTTTAAATTCATAATTAAAAGACCATAAATATAAGTTATAAACCTTAATTAATTTTATATGAATTAAACATGACATTGGAATTAAAAAAATTTGATATGCGACAAATTAGTTTTAGACCCAATGAAAATAAAGGCCCAGTCATTGTTTTGATTGGTCGTCGTGATACTGGTAAAAGTTTCTTGGTTCGTGATTTACTTTTTTATCAACAAGATATACCTGTAGGGACGGTTATTTCGGGTACAGAAGCCGGGAATAGTTTTTATAGTGAACATATCCCTAAATTATTTATTCACGACGAATATAGTTCCGGTATTATTGAAAATATTTTAAAACGGCAAAAAACATGTATGAAACAAGTCATGAAAGAAATGCAAACTTATAAAAAAAGTAATATTGACCCACGAACTTTTGTCATTTTAGACGATTGTTTATACGATAATGCATGGACCAAAGATAAATTAATGCGATTGTTATTCATGAATGGACGTCACTGGAAAATTCTTTTAATTATTACCATGCAATATCCTTTAGGTATACCGCCTAATTTAAGAACCAACATTGATTATGTTTTTATTTTACGCGAACCCTATATCAATAACCGCAAAAAAATTTATGAAAATTATGCCGGTATGTTTCCAACATTTGAATCTTTTTGTCAAGTCATGGACCAATGCACTGAAAATTTTGAATGTTTAGTCATTAACAATAACGCCAAAAGCAATAAATTAACTGACCAAATTTTTTGGTATAAAGCAGAATCACATGCCAACTTTAGATTAGGTTCCAAAGAATATTGGGAATTATCTAAAAATCTCCCTGATGATGATGACGATGTACAATATGACCCGTCTAAAGCAAAAAAATCATCTGGACCCGCCATCCAAGTTAAAAAATCAAAATGGTAATTTACCACGGGTCTTTATGTTTTCCATTATATGGTTTTGCATAACCCAATTCCAGCATGGTCTCCCCCACACTTACGCCGTCAATTTTTACTACAGCCAAAATACGTCCCCATTTAGATTCATGTTCTACTTCTTCCAACATAACAAATTTATTCAAAACCAATTGTTCCATTTGATATTTTGCTACTCTACCCAAGTTTTTTTCTTGTTCATTTTTAGTTCGTATTTCCGGCGTATCTATATTTTTTATCCGAATTTGAAATCTAAAAGTTTTACCTGGAATAGAACATTGAATTTCATTGGATGCGATATGAATTGTATCCCCGTCGTATACTTTGACTACTTTCCCACATGTAATTGGGGGAAAGTAGGGAATAGTATCGTCTATGGTAACATTGCGAATAGATTTCTCAGGAATAAATCTATCTTCTACTAACGGCTTAGAATAAATGCACCCCATTTTTATAATACTTATTATTCAGTATTATATTTTGTTTCAATTTTAAAACATGTATTTCCTTCATAATCATAAATAATATTAGTTTGTATACCATTGTATTCAAATAATTCTGACCCGCCACTTTGATCGCCATATCCCCATCGTGAACTATTCACATGTTTTCCTACCAATTGCAATTGGTTAGTTGTAAAATGTTTTTGATTAGGCCAACCACCTTCCGTTCGTGTTCTCATGGCAAATGAATAATTTACATTTTTTTCAAATGTAGATAATCGGAATACTTCAGTCTCCATAACATATTTAGAACTAAACTATTTAAATATAATTGCAAATAATTAATTTATTAAATAACTTGATATAAATTGTTCATTTTCTATAAAACTTGCTACTATTCTATGAGCTCCGTCAAGTAATATATAATTATTATTTTTTTTTATTATCCAAATTGGCTGAATATCTAATTTATTTTTAATTCGTTTTTGATAATATTTTACACTACTAATATCTTTATCTCCTCTTGGTCTATTATGTAAAGGATAAGATTTAACAGCAGAGGGTTGTAATCTTTCTGGATTAAAATTATTAAGATTTTTACATTTTGATAATGGAAAAGAAATTAGTTTAGAATTGAATATGTGTTTCATAGTTGCTTCTTCTTTAGATTTAAATAAATTCATTGAAACCGATGTTTCAATACTATCGCGTAAAACTTGAATATAATCCATATTATTATTTATGGAATTTCTCTCCTTTTTATTCAGCATCTAAATATAATCGCAAATAATTAATTTTCCATCTTCATATTTAAACGGTTTGCCACATCCCCATATAGTATCTTGTAATACATCACATTCAGATTTTGGTAAATGCGGCGGTATTTGTTTTCCATTATGTTTGTAAATACCACATCTAAAAATGGCACAATTTAATTTTTCAATTTCAATGGTAATTCCGCAATGTGGGCAATTCATATATTTAGATTGTTATTTAAATTTTGTCTAAACAAAATTCTCGCATCGCTATCCAGTGTTTCATATATTCATCTGAAAGTATAGAGGAAGGAAATGTTTCATATAATTTTAAAATATCTTTATTTATTTCTGAAGAATTTAATTCTGAATTCACCCACAATGTAAATTCGCCTTCTTTCAATTTACAAATATCTTGTATGGGTAATGCATTACTACGAATATATTGTTTAGGTTTCCATATTTTTTTCAACTCTTCTAACGTTTGATATCGTTCCCCTATATTCATAGATAATACTTCAGGAATAGTTGATTGTTCTTCCAAAAGCAACGTATTCCTCATTTTAGTAAATCTTGATTGGTCAAAAATACGATAAGAAGTATATAATACCCATTTTATAATTTGTCCATTTGGCGTTGCTTCACCAATCACAATATAAGGTATAGTATGGTGTCGTAATAAAGACGCAGGTGTATCGTCGCTAATATGCGCTGAATATTTACATTTCAACGGCTTACTTTCCAACAATCCATCTTCACTATCCGCGCCATGTTTTTTAGTAATAGATTTAATAGTTCTACCCGTAAATTCAACTAATACTTGTTCTAAAATATCATTCCCATTTTTAGATGCTAATGTATCTAAAAAACATTGAGCAAAATACCTAATTTCTTCTGTATAATCTGTTGAATTTGCAATACGAAATGCATCTTTTACGCGTAAATGATGGGAATGTATACGATTCATATTAATTGATTTAAGCTACGCATATTTAAATCAATTTTGTAAAAAAATGATATATTAAGAATTTTGTATATATTCAATTTGGTGGGCAAATTGTTTTATTTTTGTACATAGTTTACTTAATTCTTCAGAACTATATTCACCTGTAGATATCTTATTGGTTAATTCTTCTATTTTGCAACAATAATGTAGAATAATAGGTAATGGTTCTTTTACGTTTTTTATTTCTGTTGGTTTTGTCTTTATAACATACAAATCGTCTAGTATAAAATTAATACCGTATTCATCCATCTTTTTATATTATGTATACAACTTAATATTTCTTCAATTTTTTAGATTTACGTCTTTTTCGTCGTTTTGTTTTTCCACCTACGACAAATGGTTTATTTGATTCTTTTGTATCTAAATAAAAAATTTTTGTAATTCTCCACGTATTCTGTGATAATGCTAATAATTCTTGTTCTGTTATAGTAATAAGTTTTGAATTACCCCATGAATTTTTAACAGTAAAAGATTTATTTGCTACATTACTATAATCATAATTTACAATAGTTACTACGTGACCTATGTCTCCAATAGATATATCGGATGTATATGATTTATCTGGGTTGGCCTCTTTCCATTTAATAAATGGACCATTGATACCAAGAACCAAATACAAATCTTTATCTATTATCATTTGAATAGCATCAAAAAAAGAAATGGCAGGATTTGCAAATCTACCAAACATAATTGTTTTTTGTGTAATTGGATAAGCATGAGACATGAAATAAGTATAATCAATTTGTTTACAATAATAATGATTTTTTTTGTATAAATGGTCTATTAATATAGGTCTAATAATTTCACATAATTCAGGATGAATAAAACATTGTGTGGTTAAAAATTCTTCGTTATACAATACATCATCCAATATATACTCTAATGCAATATATGGATCTTCTCCGTCACAATTATATTTTTTTGCGAAAATAGAGTATATATACATGTATAATATAAGACTGTTTAATTCTATTGGGTTACAATGTTGTCTTATTTCTTTCAATGATATTTGTTTACATGACTTGTCATCTTTACAATCATAAAAATGTGTTGTAATAGATTGATATAATTTATTACATGTATCAGATACATCAGTTTGAATATTAAATTCTAAAGGATATTGTTTACGAAAAGCTTTGACAATTAGACGTGAAATAGCATGTGCAAAACAATTTTTATAATCTTGTTTAGATACATTTGCTGATATTTGGCGAGTTAATACCAAAGGCGGAGGTAATTCCTCTTCCATATTATATTTACTAATTATTTAATTGTAAAATAAATAGTAAATATATGAGAAAATTATATTTATTTATTCTTTTATTAATATTTCTTTTATTTCTTTTACCAATTACAGAAGGATTTGAATTTAGTTCAACTCCATTAGGAGAATATGATTATTTGGCTCCTATACCTGATTCTAATACATGGTCACAAGATACGATTGATAAATTTATAGATAAATATAATTCGGTCAATGAATTGCCGGCAGCACATATGTTAAAATCAGATACATTTATTGCTAATGGAGGATTAAAACTTGCATTAGAAAAAGAAGCAATTTATTTTATTATTAATGAAAAATGGCCAATTAATAAATATATAACTGAATATTTAACTACACATAAACCTCCTATATTTGGTCAAGCAATTCCTGATAAACCAGGAGAAGTATATAGTTTAGACACACTTTCTGTAATCATGCCGAGTCGGTCTATATACCAACTACTTATTGCTGCAACCGAAATGCAACTAACTCCAATTCCATTGTCCTATCAAATATTTAAAGGAACTGTACAACCACCTTAATACACTGCCTTTTTAAACACATAAATAAAATTGTGTAAATCGTAATCATGTTTTGATTCTACTACAAAACCATGTTTTTTTGCCAAATCTATAATAAAAGGTATAGTTTCCATATAAAAGGTATGTTCATTACGAACTGTTTTAGTAGGATACGTAATGGTTTCGTATACTTTGTTGTCTTTTATTTTTCGTTTATATTTAAACGTACTAGAAACTATATTTGATTTTCCAAAATTACATGTATTGGTTAGATGCACAATAAATAATCCATCAGGCATTAACCATTGATATATATTATACAACAATTGTTCTTTATTTTCAAAGTAATAAAAAGTATAATGAAAACAGGTAATATGCGAAAATGATTCAGGATGAAATGACGACATATTCAACACATCTCCTTTAATACAGTGTTGTTTATATTTTTTAGAATATTGAATCATTGCACTAGAATTGTCTATGCCTATCGTTGGAATACTTTTTTTATTTAATTCATTTACATGCATGCCTGTCCCCGACCCTATATCCAATACTGAACTATCCGTTGTTGTAGTTGGTTCAATAATACTTAACTCTTTTTGAAAACGATAATAATCGTAATGAATTGTATCGTAAATAGTTGCATAATCTTTATCGTATACATCGGAATTTGTTTTAAAGATTATATTTTTATCTGGTTGTTTTTTTGGTTTTAAAGAAAATAAAATTAAAAAAGATAAAATAATAAAAATAAGTAATAAATAAGTAATTACCATACTATATTACCAATTTATTATTTTATTCATCCATCGGAATAAATATAGGAGCGCGCAATTCAATATTACCGTACCCATCTTGAAAATAATAATGATTGTTAGGTATTACATCTAATACATTGTATGCTTTCAATTCTATATTTCGGTCATGTATATATTCTATTATTTGATGTTGCATAAATCCATGTTGAACATTTTCAACACATAAATAAATATAATACAGAATAAGCAACCACAAATAATCTAGCATTGTATGTATTAATTTATAAATTATATTTATTTCAATTTTACTTTAAAATAAATCTACATAATATGGCAGAAGTTAGACCAATTACAACCGATACATTTATTTTTTGTTTTGTTAGAATGAATCCACCTACACCTGGACATTTAGAATTAATAAAAAAAATAATTTATAAAGCTATAGAATTAGATACAAAAAAAGTATATGTTTTATTATCAACTACGGTAGATGAAAAAAATCCATTAGTATGTGAATCTGAACCTGTGGATGAAGATGAAGGCGAAGATGCCGTTGAAGGTGCATCTGACCAATTTGAGTCTTTGCACAAAAAACCAATATTAAAAAAAATGATTGCCAAATTTAAACAAGGACTTATACATGAAGAACAAAATCCCGAAAATATACCAAAATTACAACAATTAACAATAATAGTTAGGTGTGCTTATGGAAATCCATTTAGAACAATTTATTCTATACTTACCAAAGATTTTGAAACCATTGATAAAATAAATATTTTTTTTATTGTCGGAAGAGATAGAGTAGAATTTTTAGATAGTGTTGCAGACCAACTTATAGTTCAAGACAAAATTAATACAATTGATGGTCTTATTATAGAGAGATCAGGAATGAAAGCGTTATTAGAAAGACCAGATATAGATACGCCAATATCCGAAATATCCAAAGATTCTTTATCTGCATCTTATGTTAGAAAATTAGTTAAGCATCAAAAAATAGAACAATTTATAGAACTGTATACACCATATCTTTCCCCGCCAAACATTAGATTATTATTTGAAACTATTCAAAGAGGACTACCACCAACTACCCATGTTCCTGTACAGACAGAAGCCACCGGAACTCCTACACTTATGTCTGCAGAAGTACCCGATCCTGTATCAAAATATTTTGAAGGAGAGCATGCCCCATTATTTTATACAACAGAACAAAAACAAGCAGAAAGAACAAGAAGAGAAGAAGAACGAGCAAGAAAAGAAGTAGAACGAGCAAAAAGAGCAGAAGAAAAAAAACGAGTAAAAACAACAAAAAGTGAAGGTGGTAAAAGAAAAAAAACTATAAAATATAAAAATAATAAAAGAAAATCAAGACGTTTTTAAGTATAAAATATGTTTTTTAAATATTTTATGAAACTATGGAAATTATAGCAGACAAACGTCCTGCTGACGCATTTCGTAATACTACTTTTTCTAATTATCAACGGTCTGCTGTAAAAAAAGAACTTATATCAAGTCTTTTACATTCTAAAATTGAACCATCCATGAATTGGATGATTGAATTATTATGTAGCGGTCATGTTTCCGATATTTGGGAAATTATTTTATTTTTTTACGCTAAACATATTCATATTGCAAATCCTAAATTACCTATTTATATTCATGCCCGATTTACAACGTTTAAACAAGCTATAGAAACATCGGATGAACTTTCTATACGAAATAATGAAATTATTCGCAAACTTTTTTCTGAAATTATTACTATTTTATGTTTATCTAATAAACATCATAGTTATGAAATTATAAAATTTAACAAATCAGATTTTAATTTATTAACTACAGATAGATTAAAAGCTCCATCGGTTATATTTGTAGAACCTATATTTAAAACAGGCGACCCAAAACCATTATTTGTGCCCTTGAATGAATTTTCATATATGATTCATAGCAAAAATTCTTTGGATGCATGTTATTGGATAGAATGGATTTTAGAATACATAAGTATAAAAAAATGCACATCTATTGTCCGAACATTATCCAATAAATATCCCACCGATTGTATATGGATTATATGGGAAATATTAATTTTTTATAGTAATAAATTAAACGAACCTATTCAAAAAATTATGCAATCTGTCCTTCAACTATTTTTAATTAAATATACACCAGCTTGTAATGAACGGCGAAGATTCTTACTTTATTATGCAGTATCTTTATGTTGTAACTCAATCCAATTAGATATACCTATGGTGGAGCAAAAACATCGGATTGACCCCATCTATGAAAAATGTAAAATACTTTATAAAAATATTAAAAAACACGAAATTTTATAAATTATAATTTGCGGAATTTACTTTAATAGCAGGTTTTATTGTATCTGGTTTTAATGTAGTTATTTCAATACTGAATGTATAATTAGCATTATGAAAATCTACCATACGTCCATCATGATATCGTAGTTTAAATTTAAATTTTTGAATACGTTCTAGTGGTGGGTCACTAAAAAATATATTGGATAAATACGTTTCTTTTGATGAAAATACCAAATTTCCTGTTAAAAATAATGGAATTTTAGCAAAAGATGCATTATGTTTTCCACTATATTTCGGGTTATAAGATGCACTACTTTTTTCTGTATAGGGCGCAATTTCATCTATACTATTACAATAATCCAACTCCATATAAATATAACTATCTCCATATATGTTTTCGGCATTTTCTGATACAATCATATTATTCATAGATTTGTATATTTTTTTGTTAAACCCAAGATAACTTCCTAATCCCCAATTAGTGTAATTATCGTAATAAGATGAATTGGTGCAATGTTCATAATATTCAGGTGAAGTAAATAGTAAATTAAACCCATTTGTATCATTTTTGAATACAAATTTGTGCGTATTTTTATTATATTCAATTGTAAAATTATTAAAATCATTTGAACCCATATATTCAGATACTTTGGCATTTAATAAGTTAGTTAATTCAGTGGCTATATCTTGCGGTGTATATGTGCCTTCTGGAATAGTAATTGTAAACGGAGGAGATTGCAACAGTTTCATACCGACTTCATATGTATAATCAGTAAAAGTAGTTACAGTCATCCCACTTCCAAGTGTATGTTCTGGAATTACTTTAAACGATAATTTTGTATTTTGATTTGTATTGGAAAATACATAATAAGAAGATGGAATTTGAATATCACTTAATCGTAAACTAACTACATTTTTATATTCAACAGGTGCGGTTATTTCAAAAAAATTTGAATTTGGCCATTTTGAAATATCTCGGTCTTCTGAATGAACAGACAACATTTTTTTGAATACAACATAATTTGAATTTGTCTGTATTGTATTCATATACTAGTATAATTATATATTTTTAATTTTTATAAAAATATATATAATTATAGTATGAATAATGATTTAATAGATGCACTATATTATATTAATCTAACTCGTTCTATACAACGCAGAAAAACAATAAAACAAACTTTAAAAGATGAAACATTTAAAAACATGAAAAAATATAGAATTTATGCAGTAGATGCAAATAAACCAACTATTGTAAATTATTTGCATAATAAAATGAGCAATGTAAATTTAGAAAAATATTCAATCAAAGAATATTGTTGTTTATTATCTCATTTAAATGCAATTTTAACTTTTTCTCAAAGTAATTATAACATTGCATTTATTTGCGAAGATGATATATCCTTAGATTATAAAAAATATTGGCAAGAAGATTTGAATACATGCATTCAACATGCTCCCAAAGATTGGGAAATATTACAACTATCTATTGTATCTGACAAGTTGCCTACTAAATTATATACATCTAGTGTAGCTTATTGGGGAGCAGGTGCTTATTTAATTACCAAATCAGGAGCATTACGATTTATTAAACATAATTACATAGATGGAAAATTTAAACTTAATCCAAACATAAAACATCCTGCTGATTATTATATTTATGGTATGATGAAAACATATACATATAAATATCCTTTTTTTACTTATACGGCAAAAGATTCAACAATTCATGAACATCATGTTAAAAAAATTCATGTTCCTTATAAACATAAACTTGGGCAATTATTAAAAAAACGTTCTCGTAAAAATTACCATAAAATTTTATCGGCATAAAATCCAGCAGTATTAGGCACATGTCTATCTTTTTCATGTCGCATTTTATATTTTCTACGATGATTTTTTGCGGATGTCATGCCTTCTGTTTCCATAAATGTTGGATAATCTCCATAACCCAATGCACCAATGGACGCTATTTTTTTATTATTTTTGTAGACATCTATTTTTTTATTTTTACGAGTAGATGGTTGAATAGTAACGCCTAATTTTTTCGCTTGTTTGTAACTATATCGTTTAATTGTATATAGCATATATTAAATACATATTTTAATAATCTAAAGTTGATGATTCAGGGAAAGTAATAGTTTCATCTTGTTGTAAATGTAAATCACTAGAAACAAATAATTTAACTATTGGACTAATTTTTAGAGCAAAATTAACAAATTCTTTATCGGATTTTAATTCAGGAGATGCATATTCAAATGCATGCCCATCATTTTTTATAGCAGCAATAACAACTTCTTTATCGGAACTTAAATCACCAAGAGCAAATTTTAAAGATTCTCCATAATTACTTACAGCAGCAAGAACAACTTCTTTATCTGCTTTTAGTATATCAGAAGCATCTTCTAATGCATTCCCGTCATTATTTACAGCAGCAAGAACAACTTCTTTATCTGCTTTTAATTCACTAGATGCATATACTAAAGTATTCCCATTATTTTTTACAGCTGCAAGAATAACTTCTTTATCTTCCCTCATAGATAAAGCATGTGCCATAGCATACCCATTGTTAGATACAGCAGCAATGACCACTTCTTTATCTGCTTGAACATCAGGAAAAAATTTTAAAAATAACCCATGTTGTTGCACAACAGATATAATAAATTTTTTATTTGTTTTTAATTCTTCGGGTATATAGTTTAATATTTTAGGTTCATATAAAAATATTTTTACACTAAAATCCAATTCCATTTTTAGAGTATATCCTGCATATTTATAGATAGATAATGCATGCTTTTTATGTTGTTCTATAATATATAACATATATTGTTTATTATTACTTAATTCACTCCCAAGTATACCTCTGAGAAATGCGTCTATATTTGTAGATGCAATTTCTTTCATAAATTTTCCATTATTTTTAAGTTTTGGATTTATATATACCATTAAATTTTGTGTATTTGGATACTTTACTAACATTAATATATATTGTGCATCATTTTTTAATCTATCCGATGCATATTCCATTACATCACTTTTACGAGTTACTGCTAATTCTACAATTCGGTCATCGTCTTTTATTTCAGGCGATGCATATTTTAAAGCTTCTGGTTGTTGTTTAATTAATTCAACCATAAATTCTTTATCTTGTCGTATAGATTCATTTACATATTCCAATATATTTGTATATTTAAGTGTTGCTTTTGTAATTACTTCTTTATCTTTTCGTAATTCAACAGATAACTGTTGAAACAATAACGGATTATAATCTATAGCTGCCATTACACATTCTTTTACTTGTATAGCAGGTACTTCTTGCCCATCTACAATAACTTTTTCATATTGTATAGGAGCAGAACTTTTATGGTCATGTATTAATTTAACCAAGGCAGCTACAGTATGTGCACCTCCATATTTTTTTGTATATTTCTTATTCTGTTTTTTATATTTTTTTGTATGTCGTTTAATGTATTTCCTCGTTTTCATTATATTAACATTTATTTAATATATTTTCATAAAATTACGTCTATTACTTTGAATAAATATAAATAATATTACAAGTATAATTAATATTTCAAAAATAAAATACCTTGAATATTCAAATATACTTCGTATAAATCGTTGTAAAGAAATATCACCTGGTATTTGACATATATATGCATTTGATTTTTGGACATCTTTTAAATTATTACAATTTTCAAAAATAGTACATTCTGTATCTACTTTAATATAGGGTATTTTTTCACATGCTATATTTAAGTTTCGTTGGTCGTCGCTGCTTGAACCATTTTTCATATAATTCCATACTTCTTTCATTTCTTTTGCATATCCCATGATTAATCCGCAATTAGCTGTTTTATTATTTTTACAAGAAGAAAATACCTTTTTTTCTAAATACTCAAAATTAAACCATGTATTGTGTAAAGATACTAATACTTTACAATTCTTTTTTAAAAATTCATTTTGTATATCATCGGTTTTTTTAATGTATGAATCAAATCCATCTATGACTGCAATAATTTCATCATCAGGTAAATCATTTAAATAATGACAAATGGTTTCTGCTTTTTTAATAAATCCTTCCCATTTAGTCCCAAATCCTACACAAATAACATCAGGGTGTTTTATTAAAGTTTCATAAGTTCCAAACGAGTGCGTTGCATAGATAATAATTTTCATATATTATATAATTATTTTAATAAGTGGATTATATTCATATCATTTTGAACAATAATTAATGTAACCATCAATGCAATTATCATATCTATTGTATAATGCCATCTAAACATCAAGAGTAATAATAAATGAATAATATTAATACTAATTACCCATGGTAAAGAAATGTATTTATATTTTAACAATAATAAACTAATCAACAATACAGTTGCAAAATGTCCACTAAAAATTTTATCATAACATCCTCCCAAAAAATAATTTTGGTCATTTATGTTACATTTACGATGTTTTGGTAAAACTGTCATATGTATAAAAAGTAGTCTAATAAATATAATTGGAATCATATATCCAAAAAAATCTTCCCACAAGTTTGGTAAACATAACAATATTATTAAAAAAATAAAACTATATATATTTCCTATTATTTCATATTTACTTAAATTAGGCAAATAATGATATCCAATATCAAACACACTTGGATGTTTAATTGTAGTATAATATTTATCAATATTGATGTCTAAATTACTAGTTAATGCTATACATAACATGTATAGCATAGAAAATAATATAATTAATTTTAATTTCATATATTATAGGAAGAAACAATTAGATGAAGGCATGGTATAAATACCATAATTGTAAACATATTTTTTACATTCTGTTGTTTTAAAATGAGATGGGTAATATGGAGTGTTGGATACTTGATGCACGCGAACTATTTTAAATGTTTTTTGTATTCCATATAAAATAGTAGAAATACCTGCATTGATAATTTCCATATCGGATGCATCTACCATTATACTTCCAATCCAATCTACTATAGATAAATCATCGTATAATTCATAAGAATTCTTAAAGAAAAAAATGGCAACTAAATAAGGATTATAAATAGAATAAATAGAAATATTTTTAGATTGGATAAGTTCAGTTAAAGTATAAATATTGGGTGTAATTTGACATTTAAAATTATTTTTTCTAAACTGAATAAATACGTCATTCAATAAATCTGGCGTATTTTTTATGATTTTTGTTTTCAAAGGAAACTTATATTGCGTAAATGACCGTGTATATAACCATTGAATACTATAATTTACCAATGGAACCAAAAAACGTATTGGTTTGGTATAAGTAATAATAGAAATAGGATAAGCAGCCGTATGTTTTCTATATTCATGAGTTTGAATCAAACATTTTAAAATATAAGAAGTATCTGCATATATAAAATCAGTAGAATAAGCATCTATATGTTCTTGATTCCATGTAAAATGAACTTGTCTACTTGTAATACAACCTCGTATACAATTATTTTCTTTATAGATAGAAACATATCCTTGTTTTAAATAACCTAAAAAATGATTTTTTTTGTGAAATGATGGTTGATTATCTTTCACATATTCATACAATTCATTTTGTAATTCTGTCGTTAATTCGGATACATTATAAAAAAGGACATGCACCAAATTTACAAATTTATTATAAAGAGGTTTTTCAGAAATAATTCCGGGCTTGTATATACTATATACATGAGACATGGGTTGTTTATTCCAAAATCCAATACAAAACCATAAATAAACAAGAATAAATAGAATAATTACAAAATAAACATACATAAATATTGAAGTGTAAAACAATTCAATATTTATAACTTAATAACGCCCTCGGACAGTTTTGATCTGTCTACCTTGTGATTAACAGTCACACGCTCTTCCGATTGAGCTACGAAGGCATTATACATATATAATATTATAATCTTTAAGTATTTATTGAAATAATATTTACTTGGAAATTCTATAAATAATTCATTATATTTCCTTGATTTATCTACAATTTCCTTGAGTAGATTTTTAAAATTGATTTATATTCAACCATTTTATACCTATTATCGGATGAGTTGTCCTGCGCTTGACGTAAACGGTAATGCCTGCCGATTTAAAGGTCCATTTTGTAAATTTCACACATATATGAAAGACTACACTCCTGAAATGATTACAAACTCCACACTTTGCACTGGTTGTAAAAAGATGAAATATTTAACTCAAAAAACATGTGAAGATTGCAGAAGTCGTGTTAAACCTAAAAAAGAAATTATTTTATGTGCCAAGCAAAACTGTAAATTTAAGAAAAGCGAAAAGAATAAATACTGTGGAAAACACCAACTCTGTATTTTTATGGATGAAACGACACAACTTGGTCTAAAATGTTGTGCTAACGTAAATAGAGGTTGCCGTTCTCAATTACCATTAACTTCATATACCAAATGCGAATTGTGTTTGAAACAAGACCGTGAAAAAGACCATGCAAAACGTGGTTGCGAAATAGTCAAAACAGAAACCGAAAAGCAATGTTCGGTATGTTGCAAACTAAAACCTATGGAATCTTTTCAAGGAAAACTTGGTGAAACCAAAACATGTTTACTTTGCCGAAAAACAAATCAACGTGCCGACGAAAAACGGGAAAAAGAACATGTGCGTGAATTAGCAAATCAAAATGCCAAAAAACCAGAACGAAAAGCAGTAAAACATGCTTGGAAAGAAGCAAATTATGAAAAAGTTGCTGGTTATTGGATGGAGGCTAGAGCAAGGCTTATTGAATCTAACTTGGAAGAATTTTTGAAACGCAACGCAGAACAAGCAAAACATTGGCGCGAAGCTAATCCTGAAAAAGTAAAATTAATTAACCAAGAAAGAAATGATAATATAGATTACCATTTTATAAATTACAAACGAAGTGCAGAAACAAAACAATTGGAATTTGAAATTAATAAAGAAGACTTTATAAATATGGTAGTATTGCCTTGCTATTATTGTGGAATTATCCAATCCAAAGGATTCAATGGTATAGATAGGTTAAATTCAGGCAAAGGATATATATCGGATAATGTAGTTCCTTGTTGTGAAATGTGTAATATGATGAAAGGATGTTTAGGTCCAACTATATTTATTCATCGTGCAGAACACATAGTAACACATTTAAAAATGGTGAATGGCACACTATATCCAGATAATTTTAAAGATATTAGTATTGTAGACTACAAAAAATATAAAATACGTGCATCTGAACGAAATATTGATTTCATGATATCAAAAGAATTTCTTGAAGAAAAAACAAATGAACCATGTTATTTATGTGGAAAAATGCCTACCGATACTCATAAAAATGGATTGGACCGATTTAACAACACAATTGGATATATAGAAGATAATTGTCAATCATGTTGCGGCAATTGTAATTATATTAAACGAGACAATACATATGACACATTTATTGATAAATGTATGCTTATTTATCATAAACATAAAAAAGAATCTATTACAGTTGTTCAGGAAGAAACAAGACAAATTGTAAAAGGAAATAAAATGACACTTGAACAAAAACGTGAAAAAGAAAGAATTAGAAAACAAGCTCAACGGGATGCATTACGTAAAAAATATGGTGATGAAGAATATAAAAAATTACATGCTAAACAAATTGCAGAACAACGTAAAAATAAAAATATAGAAAACTAAATATTATTTTGCCATATTATATTTTTTAAATAAACTATTTGTGCAAAACAACATAAATAGTTTTCCAATAGTATATGTATGTCCCATGTATGTCCCACCCATACCATACATCTTGCTAATTACTGTACGCCAGGCCCCCCATTCCGCTCATAATACGGAGAACATTGTAGTTGGTGGCATAGACACGAACCTTGGCAGTGTTGGTGGCCTCAACAGTTGCGTTGGAAAGAACAAGCTGGAGAGTTGCGTTGTCAATGCGTGAGAAGTTGCAAGTGCCAGATGGCTGGTGCTCCTCAGGCCGGAGAGCAAAAGAGTAAACGTTAATACCGGTGTCAGGAGTTCTGGTGTGGGCGAAGAAAGGCTGGACAAGGTCAAAGTAGCTGCCCTCACGCTCCGAGAACCGGTCCTGGCCGTTGAGCTGAAGTTTGGCAGTGACAACTGGGTTCTCACCCCAGCAGTGAAGCTTGAGTGCAGTCTGGGAGAGGACGAAGGTGCCAGCATCAGATACGTAGGACTCGGTATTGCTATTGCCGGCAGAAGCAGTAGGTGTCATAGGAGGACCGTAAAGTGAACTCATACCGGCTTCCTCGGTTTCAGCACCTGAAGGGTAATTCCACATACCGGCAAACAAGGCACCAGATGAATCGGCCGAATCAAATGCGCTTGCAAGTTGGAATAAACCATCTGAGCCAATGAATGCACCACCAGTTGGGCCACCAGCAGCGACCGAGTTAGGGCCACCGAATGCATGGATAGCATTAGGAAGAGCATCTACAGCATCAGTGTAATTGAAAGGCTGGGCACCAAGAGCCTTATTCAATAGTTCACCGCATGTGAATGATGAGCAGTAGTCAACGTTGGCATCAGGCTGGACAACCCAAATCAACTCCTTGACAGGGTGGTTGAAGTTGAGCTTAATCTTGTTGGAAGACGAACCAACCGACTCATCACCAGTGAACTGGAGCTGCTCAATCAAGTACTCATGAGGATTTTGTGCCATGCGCCGGCGCTCATCAGTATCAAGGAAGATGTAGTTGACATAGAGGGAGGCAGCTACTAACGATTGATTGTAGGCAGCTGTAACTTTTGTGGTGGTAGAAGTGCAGTTAAGACTGGAGACAGCCCACAAACACTCATCAATTGGCCGTAAATCAATGTTAATACGAACCTCATGGTATTGAAGAGCAATGAGAGGAAGAGCAAGACCGGGGTTCTTGCAGAACCAGAAGTGGAGAGGAATGTAAAGAGTGGTCTCAGGGAGAGCATTGCGAGGAGCGCAAATCTGCCGAGGAGCATCAGACTGACAAGGGCCATCTACATCCGAGAACGAAGGGTCGGTGATGTAAGTTAGCTGAGTAGTGTTGCCAACCATCTGGAAATAACCCTGCTCCTGACCAACAGGCATGGTGAGCTGATTCCAGATGTGCATCCAGTCGCCGTAATGCCGGTCAATGCGCTGACCACCAATCTCAACTTCAACCTGGGAGATAAGCTGCTCACCAGGGAAGTCAAGCCAGCGGGCATAGACAGCACCAGGGTTGGTGCCACCGGTGTTGGCGAGCTCCTGGCTAATCTGGGGGAGAGTGACTTGAAGAATAGTGGTGTGTGCAAGGTCACCATTACGGGAAACGGTGCAGGTCACACGTCGGCCGAAGTCGGCCTGGCCGTTGAAAGTTTGCTCAATTGCCTCCATGGCAAAGTTAGTATACCGTCTGTAGGTTACTTTCCAGAAGGTAATTTGAGGATTACCTGTTAAATATACGTCTTGTGCGCCATAAGCTACTAGTTGCATTAAACCTCCTCCCATCTTATAATATTGCTAAAGAAAATAATTTTGAAAATAAACAAATTAATTATATTTATTTAAAAATTTGTCTAAATAGGAATCCAAAAAATATTTTTTTAGACCACGATGCCGTCGTTTAAAAATATAGGTGTTATTTTGTTTATAAACAACCCACCCATCTTCAATTGCCTTAATAATAAACATATGTTTATTCATTTACATAATATTGCATTTTTAATTTAAATGTTCTACTTATTAATTATGCATGAATAAATTAAAATTTAAGGATATTCCATTGATGTTAGATAAAAAACATGCAGAAATTATTGAACAATTTAATAAAGATAATAATTTAAATATTCCTAAACTTCACCAAGAAATTCTTGGTTTAAAAGAAAATGAAAAATTAAATGAAGAAAAAATAAAAGTATTGAATCAACAAATTGCTAAAATACAAAATCAACAAATTAATTATTATTTGGATAATAGTAAATGTATTTTTGGATACTTTGAAGAAAAAAAGAAAATATCAGAATGCAAAACTCAAATAAAAACATTGCACACTTTTTTTAACATTGAAAAACCTACTGTAGATTATAATTGCACCAATTATACGATGCAATATTTAAAAAATATTCAAGACCCAACTTATATTAATACTCAATCTGTAAATATTTTCAAGTGTAAAGAATGTTCCGTGGGGGAAATGATTCAACTAGATTATGAAGGTGTATTGATATGCAATAATCAAAATTGTGCTAATCAAATTATACATTTAGTAGAAAATGAAAAAATATCTTATAAAGAACCACCTAAAGAAGTATGCTTCTATGCATATAAACGCATTAATCATTTCCGCGAAATATTGGCACAATTCCAAGCAAAAGAAAGCACACAAATACCGGATGAAATTATTGACAATATTAAAAAACAAATCAAAAAAGAAAGGATTAATTTAAATACGATTACCAATAAAAAAACAAAAGAAATTCTCAAAAAGTTTGGGTATAACAAATACTATGAACATATTCCATTTATTAAAGACAAGTTAGGTATTAAACCTCCTATCATGAGTCCTGACTTGGAAGATAAATTGTGCAGTTTATTTATGGAAATTCAACGACCTTATGCTAAATATTGCCCAGACGATAGAGTTAATTTCTTGAATTATTATTATACTATTTATAAGTTGTGCGAATTATTAGATGAAACTAAATTTTTACCTTATTTTCCAATGTTAAAAGACCGTGAAAAACAAATTGAACAAGATGATATTTGGAAAAAAATATGTAAAGAATTAAATTGGGAATTTATTCCTACTGTATAACATTGTTCGTTAAACAATGTTATTAAATAAAATAGTAATTATATGTAATGGACATTGAAAAAATGTATAAAGATGTACAGCAAAAAATAAAAAACACTTCTAATTTAGAAGAAAATACTTTTATGGAAAAATTACTGAAAGAAGATAAATTATATTACAAATTTTTAAATGACCTTATTAATTATTATCCTACCAATAAAATAGAAGATTCTATTAAATCCAATAACATGTACGCCATTAAATTATCATCTATCAACGGCGTATCTAAAAATATAGACAAACTTATTAAACTTATACATGAAAAAATAGATATACTAAAAAATAAAATAAAACAATCCGACCAGACTATTACCAATTTAAAAAAAATAAATCATAATTTAACTGAAAATGCAGGAGATTTAAATAATTTAGACATTACCTCTAAAAAATTATTAACCGATTATTTAAATGATTATAACATTACACGCCAAATGTTTTGGATTAAATTATTAATTGTAATATTATTAGCTTATGAATTATTTTCAACAGAAGCCAATGTTCATGATGAAAATTTTAAAACAACGTATATGATTATTTGGGGAGTAACTATGTGCGCTCTTTTTCTATTTAGTTATGCAAAATATGTATGGGAAAATTATAGTTCATTGCCTAAAAGTGCATCGGCTAAAGCTGTAGAAAGCACTACACCCTTAACATGTAGTAGTTCCCCTTATGGATGTTGTCCAGACAACATAACTGCTGCTGATAAAAATCATTTAAATTGTGGATGCAATGAATCGGTATATGGGTGTTGTCCAGATGGTTCTAATAGAAATGCAGATGGGTCATGTGGTTCATCAATGACAACATTAAAATCGCCTTTACCTTGTAACCAATCCATTTATGGTTGTTGTCCAGATAATATTACATTGAGTAATTCTAGTGGAAGTAATTGCACAAAATTACCAACAAATGCTCCGTTATGCTCCAAGACACAATATGGTTGTTGTCCCGATGGTCGCACAGTAAGTAATGTAGACCGTTCAAATTGTATAGGGAGTTGTGCATTTAGCGAATATGGTTGTTGTCCCAATGGAGTTACAATAAGTAATAAAGACCGTTCTAATTGTAATGTTCCGAGTTGTGCAAGTTCAAAATATGGTTGTTGTCCGGATGGAACAGTTAGTAATAAAACAAAATCTAATTGTATAATATAGAATGCTCAATAAATTATGTATGCCTGCCTTGATTTATTTAATTTATATAGTAGTTCATATAACGATTGATACGTATTATGGATTATATAACATGGCATTTGTTAAAATATGGATTGGTATTATTGTAACATTATTACTTAATATCATGTGTGAAAACAACATGTCATTTTTTGCATGGTTAATTATAGCTATTCCTTTTATTTTAATGACTATTATTGCCGTATTTATATTGTATACACTTGGTTTAGACCCGGCTACAGGTAAAGCAAAAACTACAACTTCTACTGTATCCACGAGTTCTACAACTTCTACTCCTACTACAGCATCCACTGCCGTAACAACACCAATTTATACAACTTCTGCTATTGCACCTCTTTACCCGACAACTACTCCGGCAAAACTTACTATTTATTCTAATACAGCTCCCCCAACCCCTTCACAAACTCCATCTGTCACTAATACAGCATTTACATCTATACCTCCTCCATCTATTTATGCCAATCCTGTTTCTGTAAATTATCACGGTGTATTAGCTGATAGCGTGCGTTCAATGCAATCTAATTTTAGTTAATATTTAAAATTTTAAATTTATATAATATAAATGGCAAATAGAATTGAAACAATGTATTCAGATTTTATGAAAAAATCATCTTCCAATATTTGCAATTATTTTAATTTACAAGATAATAATTTGGATATTCAATTATCTAAAAAAGAAACCTATTTTTTATTACATGTTAATTACAATAAAAAAATAAAACATATACGATTTCGCGATTTGCCTGAAGAAATAAATCGCGAAATTAATTCTTTTTTATTCAATTATATTCATATTAATTATAAACTTGTATTTGATAATAATTATCCATTTTCTCCTCCTATTTGGTCATTGTATTCTATAAAATATAATTGGGATACAATATATGATATAGATATTCCAGAATATTATAAATATATTATTCAAACACATAATAATGCAAATAATAAAAATTATTGGTCACCTGCTATTACTTTAGAAAAAGATTGTTTAGATTTAATTGTCCGATTAAATCATTTTGATTACTTCTTCTAAAGATATTGGCGTAGTTTTATTTTCAATAATACTTTTTATTTTTTTATTTAAAAAAGGTAATATTAAATCGTGCATTACAGTAACATAAAATGTCGGATTTATAATGATTATTTTTTTTAAATTGTTACTAAATTTTTGTGTAATTAATTTGGCTAATTCTATAGCAACCGTAGTTTGAACTGAATGAATCATTCCAAACTTTGTCCCATCAAATATCCAAACCCATTCTTTATTTTCTGGTATTTCACTTAATACTCCAGTATAGTGATGTATAATTCCAGATACATCATGGTATAATATAGCTTTAGATGGACATGTATAAAAACAAATCATTTTATCTGTTTCCAACACTTTGTCAAGTGAATGACTTGAAGGTGTTAAATCACATATAGGACATACATAGGACATTTAATATACTAGTAAAAAAATAATAAGATATAAACTGTTATTTTACATAAATTTAGCCAAACACTTTTCAATTTCAGCCATTTGATTATAATCCGTCTTTAGATATTCATCGTAGTTCTTTGACATAGGTGTTAATTTTTCAAATGCTTCTTCCATAGTATTGAATTGTGGTAAATTCATTTTTCCGGGAAAGAGTGCATTTACCTTATCGGTCAACACTTTCTTGCACACAATAAATCCTGCCGATTCGGGATTCAACCAATAATTATCTCCCATTCCACTTTCAGTTCGCGACAACACGTGCAATAAACACCATGCGAAATAATTATTAAACATTGGTTTCGGAATTGTATCTGGGTTAATATTCACATAAAGCGTGCTGTATGTCCATATTGTTGTTGGCATTGAAATTCCAAATATAGTTCCGTCTTTATGTTTTTCATTGCAAATATCTACAATTACAAATTTAGTTCCAGTTTGAATAATAAAGGATGCAAGTTCTTCGGATACTAATTTACTTGCTTGTCCACCAACTGCTTTTGGATTTACACCCGATTTAACTAATCGTGCACAATGCATATCATTACTAACTACATGAACTTTTCCACGTGAGGAAAGCATTTCTACTAGTTTCTTAGTCACTGTAGTTTTTCCAGAACCTACTGGTCCTTTGAGAATAACAACGCCGCATATTTCCTTTTCTTTTACAGGTAAACAAGTAGTTGTTTCACTTTTTTGTGTATATTCCAATTGATTTCGCGGAAGTCGTGCACGACATGTAGGACAATTAAAATGGTCATTTGTAAATAGCATACCTAGCAATTCTGGGTCATTGGCAATAACCATTTTAGGACTACATTGACTTGTAGAAGATGATTTATTCCATGGATGTGCGAGAATACCAAACCCACCGGCACTTGTATTTTCATGGGTAAATGGACAAATATATTCATAGTCATCAGTATTAATAATTTCAAATTTTAGTTTTGGAAAAGTAGCACAAATATCCATCCACCTGTCTGGATTAGGAACATCTTGTTTTACATGCACCAATTGATTTTGAGATAGAATAGTATCATTTAGTTGTCCATTCAATATATTACAAATGACAAACCAAACCGCTCGTGCAGGTACAGTTGTTCCAGTAAGTTTGTTGACTACTTCTTGTAGTTCATTGACCCAATTTTTAGAAGTATGTGTATTCCCCTTTCGCAAATGTTCAAGTTCAGTAATATCTATTCCAGTCAGTGTTTTTTGAAGCATACATATACTTAGTTCAGTATAGATGAATTTAATTTCTACAGGAATATCCGAGAAATAAGCCATTGTCATATAAACAAGAGGGGCAAATTTTGCATGATCGGATTGATTCTTAAATCCATGTATAGTTTGCATACACATACGCACGTACTGTCGCATACACTGATTGGTCATTTTTCCATTACGTCTTACTTCTGGAAGAATTGGAGTAGTTGTTCCATTTGCATCCGCATAACATGCATATGGCATTTCGCGAGTAAGAGGAGATATAACACTTGTCATTTTAACACCATACAATATATTATTTATTGGAAAGCTACATCCATTCAATGATGTAGTTCCAATGGCTTCTTTTACACTCTTGGACAAGAATCCACTTGCCTCTTCAAAGAACTTCTTCCTATCTGTTGCAAATGAAGTACTAAGTTCTGCTTGGTTACTCAGTATATTTTTAACTGACCGTGTGAATGAACTGATTAAATCTTCGCAAATAATATCTACATCAGGTTCAGGTTGAAATAATCGGAATAAATTTGCATACGAATAGATTAGATTATTAGCAAGATTGGTAGATAGACCCCGTGCTTTGATGATAGAGGCGATGGACATAGAAGTATATCTAACCATATCATAAATACTTTCATCACGTTGTCTAGTAATTTCATTAGATATATGAGCAAAGAATTCATTTTCTCGTGTAATGTTGAACATTTGATTTCGGAATCCAATAAATCCAGGTGGAACAATTTTATTACTAAACAATTCGCGTCCATCTTCCAGACTTGTAAACAATACAAAGTCGGTTATACGATGTGTAAGTTTATTATCTTTCAAAATATCGTATACATCCATTCCCGCCATATTTTCTGACCCAAAAATATGAATTACATCTACGGTATGAATACTAAATTGTACAAGTGGATTTTCATCCAATAAGCGTGTAATACTCCTAGATGTTTCTTGTTTAATAGTCCTTTTATCTTGTGAACCATCATACAGTTCTCCGTCTCCAACCATAATAATTTTTACAGTTGTTTCCAATGACTTGGTAGTCAACCATTCTTTCGGAATATTATCTATAGCAAAGTGAGGACAAGTTAGATTATACAAATCGGCATGAGATGTCGCCAATTCAAGGAATCCAGATTCGTTTGTTAGAGTTGAAAGAGATTCATCTATCACGTATCCAGTGGGCATTTTAAGTTGATTTTTAGACCCGAAGAAGATACACTTGAAATATTTTATGCCCATACTGCGAAGTCGCTTGAATATAGTGGCGACCATAATTTCAATTACCTTTTTTTCATTCTTTTTTTGACCAATAACAGAACCACTTACATCAAAGAGTAGAATAATATTTTGTTTTCCAGTATTTTGAATAGTGGAAAACAAAGTGTCAGTTGATTCAGTAAAAGAAGCCATTTTACTAGAATTAATAATAGTGTAATACTTCAATTTTTTTATGCACTGCATGTTTCGCATGTTTCTGTTGGAGCAATAGTAAATTGCTGTACTTGATGTTTTGGTTTACGTCGCAAATAATAAATACCTGTTTTTAATCCTTGCTCCCATGCATAAAAATGCATAGAAGTTAAAATAGGAATTGTGGGAGATTCAATCCATAAATTTAAACTTTGAGATTGACATATATAAGGTGACCTATCACGCGACATATTAATTAAATGTTTCATTGGAATTTCCCATACAATTTTATATTTTCTTTTAATATGGTCTGGAAGTTTCAAGGCCTGAATACTTCCTTTGTGTTGTATAATATCATCTTTTAATTGTTCATTCCACAAATTGAGCTGAATCAATTCTTTTACTAAATGTTGATTTACAATTGTAAAATCACCTGCTAATGTTCTGCGTGCATATAAATTACTTGTAAACGGTTCAAAACATTCATTGTTTCCTAATATTTGAGAAGTAGATGCAGTTGGCATCAACGCAATTAATAATGAATTACGAACGCCTGTTTTCATAATTTGTCCGCGCATTGTATTCCAATCATATCTATTTGTTGGAGTAACATTCCATAAATCAAATTGAAATTGACCCATAGATAATGGCGAACCATAAAATGTATCATAATATCCGTGTTCTTTTGCTAATTCCATACTTTGTTCTAATGCACCATGATACATGGTTTCAAAAATAAATTTATTTACTTCTAATGCTTCATCACTATGAAATGGAATATCCATCAGTGCAAATGCATCGGCTAATCCTTGCACTCCAATACCAATTGGACGATGAATATTATTTGCCAATGCTTTTTCGGTTGGGTATTCATTGACATCAATTAAATTATTTAAATTTCTAGTAACTACTTTGGTGACAAAGTGTAAAAGGTCATAATCAAATTTTTTGTCTACTACAAATTTAGAGAGTGAAATACTCGCCAAATTACATACAGCAGTTTCATTTTTATCACTATATTGTATAATTTCTGTGCATAAATTAGATGATTTAATGGTTCCAATATTCTTTTGATTGGATTTTTTATTACATGCATCTTTGAATAACAAAGAAGGATTCCCGGTTTCCATTTGTGCAGCTAATATCTTATACCATAAATCTCGTGCTATAATTTTTTTTGTGTATTTTTTTTCTGATTCATACTTTTCATACAATTGTTTGTATTCATCACCATAGACATCATTTAATCCTGGACACTGATGTGGACAAAATAAACACCATTCTTTATTCTCTTTAATTTTTTGCATAAACAAATCAGGTATCCATAATCCGTAAAATAAATCCCTAGCGCGCATATTTTCATCTCCTGTATTCTTTTTTAAATCTACCCAATCTTCAATATCTCCATGGTCAGGAGATAAATAAATAGCAAAAGACCCTTTCCGTTTACCTCCACCTTGGTCAACATATCGCGCAGTTTCATTGAATGTTCGGAGCATAGGAACAATTCCATTGCTGACACCATTTGTTCCTGAAATATGCGAATTTTTAGCACGAATATTATGAATGTGTAAACCAATTCCTCCAGCACGTTTTGAAATTTGCGCACACTGTTTTAACGTATCATAAATACCATCAATAGAATCTTCCTGCATAGCAACAAGAAAACAAGAAGATAATTGTTGACATTTTGTTCCTGCATTAAATAGTGTTGGAGTAGCATGCGTAAAATATTTCATGGACATTAAATCATATGTTTCTTTTACTTTTACCATATTATCTTTATGAATTGCAATGGCAACTCTTAACCACATGTGTTGTGGTCGTTCCAGAATAGTTCCGTTATATTGCATTAAATAAGCGCGTTCTAATGTTTTAAATCCAAAAAAATCAATATCGTAATCTCGCCCATAATCCAGCATATTTTCATACGTACGATAATGTGTATTCACCAAATTATAATATTCCTCATTAATCAAATTGTATTTATGTAATACAGAAATTAAAGTAGATAAAGAAGGAGTTGTATTTTTATGGTTGTTTGAAACAATAATTCTACCTGCCAAACTTCCAAAATCTGGATGAATAGATGATTTATACGCACATTCACTTGCTGTTAATTCGTCTATTTTGCTTGTTGTAATTTTTTCGTGCATTTTATCCATAATATTAATAACTAATTGTGTATAATTGATATGCAATACAGGTTCCATTAATCCCAATGTTTTTAAACGATGAAGTATTTTATCAAAAAGCATCGGCTGAATATTACCATCGCGTTTGATAACATGCATTTCATCCATGGGTTATAATAGTAACTTATAAATATTTTAAGTAAATTTGTTTATTAATGTTTTTAATATTATTTTTAAATTGAATTGAATTTATTTATGTTTTAAGTATAAAAATCATGCCATTAACTGAAAAGCAAGAAGAAATTCGCGAACAATTTTTACAACTTCATAAACTTAAAGAAATGGAAATTATTAAAAAAATAGAACAACAACATAAATATATTCAAACGCTTCGCCTTAAAACGGTTGAACTAAAAAATGCATGTCAACAACTGACACAATTCCAACAAGACTATTATGATTTTGACTTATTTATTCAATTTGAGGTAAATAAAATACAAAAAAATTGAAACAATTTAAAAACTTTTAAAATAATATATACAATACTATGACATCGTCTACTTCATCCTGCCAATTTGACGATGTCATATTTCGCGTTCGTGAACAATCTGCTCCAGTCAAAACAACTCCTGTGGGTTGGTCTTCCAAAACAGTGGATTTGATTAACCTTCTTAAACAAAACAACCCGTATACTACCATTCCGGACCATATCAAAACTCAACTTGAATCCATACGAAAAATGCCTAAACTATGTGATTATCTTCCATGGATTGTTTGCGAACCTGGATATAAAGAAAAAGAAGACACCTCTACAGTGAAAATTACTGAGTTATTACATTAAATAATTGTTATACTTTAAATTTAAGTCAGTGTGACAATATCGTACATGTAAATGTATTAGGAAACGTGCATTATAATTACGCATTCCAAGAATCATAATTGAACGGCGAAACGGTAAGTGTAGGTATTTTATTCTGCCAATATTCAACTCGTTTATCTACTACACCATGAGGAATTGGTTGTGCCGGCATAGGACCATTTAATTTTGGTTTTTTTCCAAAACAATTAACACCTAATTGTTGTAATAAATTATTATTATATCCTCCATTTACGCCAGGGCGACCGCATAATTCTTTTTTTCCTAATTCTTGGTAAGATTGCCATGTTTTATATTGTGTAGGGAATAATGCCATATGGTCTTCTGACCAACCGTAGTCACACCATTCTGCGCCTCTGTCATATGCATCGGTTATTTGCTTAATATTGGCTAATTTTCCACCGTAAGCTTTACATATAGCTTTTGCATTCATATAATCAAATTTTCCTTGCACATGAAATGTTTGGTTTTTACTTAATACATTAGAATTAACAGATGAAGACCCAGATGAACCAGAAGAACCAGAAGAACCAGAAGATGAAGTCGTATCCGGTTGAACAATAGATATATCTACTTCGGGTTGTGTAAATAAATTTTGCAACGTTGCTGTTAAATTAATTCCAAAAAAATATTGTGTTCCTATAAATAAAATTATACCTACAAAAAATACAAACAATAATATTTCAAGCAATGAATATTGATTATATATAAACAAAAGTATAATCATCACAATTACAAATGGAATAATAATAAATACCGGATCCATACATATACATTATTTTTTTTTAAAATGTATAACTTCTTCATTTATAAAAAATAAATTAAACTTTTTATTCCAAAATATAAAACAATAATACCAAATATAATAATAATTGCATTTGTAAATATGTCAAAATTCATAGACATTTTTTCTCCCATAAATCCCATCGGAATAACAAATGCTATTATAATAAAACCACATAGAACAAAAACTATAGCTGCATAAAAAACCAAATCCAATTCCATTATATTTTACTATAAATAAAATATAATGCTAAATATCGTAAACTATTTAGCTACATAATAGACAATCAATAAAAATAATATAAGTATTGCTAAACCTAACAATGTTTTTGCAATTGCTTCTAATGTAGGTAATGCCAAAAAAGTAATTACCAATATTAAAACAATTGTAAGTAATGTATACAAATCATTATTACCCATACATTATACTTGAGAAAATAATAAACAATATGCATTCGGAGTAATTACTCTAGATTCAGGAATACTATTTACACAATCATCGTTAATTTCATACCATTGGTCTTTACGAACATTGCATGTATAATGTCCATGATTTGTATTTCCCATATGATTACATACGCTTAATAATAAATATTTTATATTATTCATAGTAAATTGTAATGGGACATGCACCATTGTATTATTTTTTCTTCCAAAATTATCAAACCGTTTAAAAACAACAAATAATAATTTTGGCATTTTCCAAAATCTATTTTTTTTAGAAGCATAAATAGTTTCATTTGTGGTTTCATCTTTCCATTCAATAGTTTCTGGTTGAACATATAATTTCAAACAATCTTCTAATGTAACAAGAGGTAAATTTGGAATAGGAAGGTCAAGTATAAAAAATGGTTCGGGTTTTATACTTAACACTTTATCGGGTGTATCAATAATAGTAATATACATTCCATAAAAATATTCAATAATAAATGAATAATCATTGCTATACGTAGATTGTATCATTTCAAAACACTTTTTATCTATTTCATTTAAATTAGGTGGAATATCAATTTGTATTTTTTGAACCATTTCGGTATGAATCGTATTCATTATAAATGTTAAAAATTCAGATAAATCATTTTGTGCATTTGTTGTAAATATATCCATATTTTTTTCTTTACTTATATGCCGAATTACGTTAACAAATCGGTTAGGGATAATACTGTTATGCCCTTTGTGTGACATAATCCGAAGGTCATTGAACTCTTTTAGTAATAATGTAGAAAATGTATAATGGTCCAAAAATGCATTAAATTGTGGGATATGGAATAAACATTGTAATGTTGCATTAATAAAACATGTATTCCCAATATTTACTAATCCTGTTGTCATTAATAAACTATAATTAACTATATTTAAACAATAACACAAAATATATTTTTATATTATGTATCCAAAACGATATATTCCAAAAACATTATCTTCGCGCGATAAAGAAAAACAATTGAAAATGCTGAATAAATCAAAACGATTATACAAACAACAACAATATTATACGCGAAAAAAAGTAGATTCCTATAAACATAAACCATCCAACCATGTGGTGAATGCTAAAAATATGTATGGTTTATCTAGTATATCTCCTTCACCTGAATTAGCTAAAGCAACCGGGTGTTCTATAGAAGCTTTACGAAAAATTGTAAAAAAAGGGGAAGGTGCATATTATTCATCTGGGTCGCGTCCAAACCAAACGCCACAATCGTGGGGTATTGCACGTTTAGCCAGTTCAATAACTGCAGGCAATGCAGCTATTGTTGATTATGACATTTTAAAAACATGCGACAAAACTAAACCCGCTTACCGATTGGCCACCAGAAAATATAATTCTAGAAAAACTTAAAGACCTATTACTATATAGAGTAGAGCAATGCAAATCTATACACTTTACGACTGGAAATTTGAGACGGACCGCGATGGGTCTACACTTTATTGTGTCGGCGATTTTTACAATAATTGGGGGAAGCGTAGATGGGAAACAAGTTCCATCATTAGCATGGAAACAATGCATGATGGATATGAAATTGTCACGCAAAATTCCGTTTACTTTTTGCCTTGGTAAACACTAAAAAAGAAATTGTTTTTGATTCACAAATTGATGTATTAAAATGTCAAGTGAATTCAATAAACTTAACATATACAAAATAACTAATATATAAAATGCATAATTATATTTATTTTTCATTACAAATAAATAAATTGAAAAGGCTATACATAATAAAACTACAATAGATAGGCACAACATGCACCATTCTAATACCTTTTTTGCTTGCATACCTTTCTCAAAATCTTCATGTAATAATTGAAAAAAAATAATACTCCTTTTTCCAGTAGGTTCAAAGTAGTATTCATAAAAAGGCATACAATTATACGATTTCATAATGGCATCTACAAAATACTGCGGCATTAAACATATAATAGGTATTGGCGACCAACATTTAAAACTATAAAATGGTTTGAATTGTAAATCCGATTCATCTTTATAATTCCATACATCATTTTTATACGAATTATTTATAGCCTGAATTAATTTTTTATTATGCGTACTTTCAATATACATTCCTCCACGTGCAAATCGCAATCCTACTTCAATAATTTTAGTAGACCTATATTGAACATTACATGGTCCTGAATAATGAACCATGTGCCTTTTTACCCAATCTACTATTTCTTCAGGAGGTTTATTTTCAGGAGATATATATTTCCAATCATCCGAGAATCCATTTTGTTTTTCCGAATAAATATATGTAATTTGATATACAATTTCACCATTAATTAAAATAAAATCCGTCATACTTTCCTTGGCATTTACAAATTCAGACCACATCATATCTTTTTTCCGTTTAAATGGTTTTAATTCTTCTTCAGATGCTATTTTGTAACAATTTTTACTAGATGCTGATAAATGACCATACCGCGGTTTAATAAAAATAGGATAAGTTGCATCCTGTGTTTCTTTTAATGTTCCGCATGCCATAGATTGCGATTTTGCAATAAAAAGCTTATCATATACAAATTGATATTTAGGATTTGAATGATAAGCAACAATGTCAAATTTGGGGATTTCACGGTCCAGTTTATATGGAAATGTTTCATATGGATTAAAAATGCCTAATAGTTTAGAATATTGTTTATCATATTGTTTAATAGATTTTAGCATAGTATATCTATATAAAATCTATTTTTAAAATATTGGATTATCATCAATCATTAATCCGCAATAATCTGTTGGAGATTTAGAATAATCTATGGGTTCATAAATACTTTCTTCAGCAGCATGTTTTAACATAAATTTAAAATTATTCCAGAATTCTTGTTTATGACCAACTGATTCCGTCATTAAATGCGATAATTCATGCAAAGCAACAAATGTAAGTGTATTAATATCAATTAATTTCATTTGGTTTTTATGTTTCCTTAAACAAAATGCCAACTTGACTCCTTTTCCTTCACTATACGCTGTAAATTCACTGGTTGGCAATGTTTCTACAATACGATTTGGATTAAAATTATCCACTAATCTCTGCACACGTTTATCTTCTGGATATTTTTCTTTTAATGTTTGAACAGTTTGTTTCATTCGTTCTGTTGCTTCTGCTAATAATTCTACACTTTGTTGGATACGATCTGAATCACGAACACAATATGTATTGCCATCCCGTTTTGCAATAACACAAGTTAAATTAAAATAATCAGAATTTAAATAAAATGCACATACAATGCATACGATAATTACACTTACCATGTAATACATATTCATACATAATAGTTAGATTTAAAGGGGGCCCTGACCTATTTCTAAAGGTTTACGCAATAGGTCTGGCTCAATAGTAGACTGATTCCATGGACCAATATTGGATTGAGGAATAACATATTCTGACCGGTCCTGCAAGTTTTTATTACGCTTAGTAGAGCCAACTGTATTAATACCAGTTAAAAATCCAGGGTTTAAGAGTGCAACATTTTGTAATTGCCCATTTCCTTGAGGATTTAAATTACTCCATTGTTTATTAGAATCATTTGGTAATAACTGCGACGGATCGTCTAAAGTTTGAGTGACTGGACCCATTCCATAGGTATTTGTTTTTACACCAGATGCTTTTGCGTACATATCATTTTGTCCTAAAGGTGTAGCCGGCGAAGGAACTGTATACTGACCGGATGAACCTCCACCCGAATAGGAAGATGTCATAAAATCGGTAGAATCTTTGTTGTTGTAAACATTATATATAAATAATGCTAAAAAGCCGAATGCTACAAAAGCAAGTAATTTATCGTTTTTGTCGGATTTCATTATATAAAAATATATAAAAAAAAATTATATTAATGGCATTTCTAATTCATCATCAATATTATATTGTTGCTTAATATTCAATGCTTTTTTATAAGCTTCTTTTGCGTGCTGATTATATTCTTCCATTTGTTGCAAAATAGCATTATATTCCTCTATCGGGTTTTTTAAATTAATCGTATCCGAGGATTCATATTCATCTAAATTAACAATATTAATATCTTCCACTTCTTCAATATCCTTTTTAATTTCTTCTTTAATAACTTCTTTTACTGGTTTCACTTCTTGTATAACTTGCCGAATTAAACAGTTGGTAAATGATGTTTTTTCAAACAGCATAATTTGTTTAATCATAATGGGAACATGAAAACATTTTTGACTAAATTTAATTCCCTGAATTTCTAAAATAGTAATCATTTGAGTTGTATCCGTAATATCAGACATGGAACACGGTTGTTCATTTTCATTATAAATAAACAACGGTTCTCCCTTAAGTTGTTGCTTGGATTGCTGAATATAACATCGCAATACATAATTTGTATTTTTGTATATTTTTAATACTGGAATAAAAGCATTTTGTATATCGTCCAATTCAATATTTTCAGTTGCAAACCAAACATCTTTTTTTTCATAAATTAATTGTTGCAATTTTTCTTCTAAAGAAGACACCCATTGAATCATGTTTGAATTTGCCGAAGTAAAAGATATATCTGTATATATTTTATTATTTGTATTTACAATACCTTGTTTCGTCGTGCTTTTTGGTGTATATATAAATAATGGGTCATCTGTAGGAGACATGGTTAATTTGGAAAAAAAGGTTCCAGTAGATGATATAACAGGGTGTGATAATTGTAATTTAGAAAAATCAAAAGAATCAGTTGGGTGGTATATTGTCATACTCATCACAAATATTTTTTAAGAATGCGATTACACGCAATGTTAAAAATAAAAAGAAAATTATATGTTGTCTAAATATTTGGATTTTTTAAAAAGAGAAGATATTAAGCAAGATGTTAAAAAAATTATCCACCCAATCAAAGAACTTATTTTAGAAGAAATTAGACCTTATTTATTTTACGTGATTGGATTTTTATTTATTCATTTTATGTTGACCTTAAGTATTTTAATTTATGTGACACGTTTAAAATATTTTCTCCCAACTATATATGAAATCAAAGCGAAATAATTCTAGAAAACGTGGTGGATTCTTTCATGGCGAATTAGCAGGCGCAGTTGGTGCTAGTGCATTACCCGTTGGTTTATTGCTTGCACAGCAATATTACAAGCGCAAAAGCAATAAACGTAGATTCAACAAATTCAATAAATATAGGAGAAGTTTCAAAAATCAGCGTCAATAGTTCTATTTCCGCCTCTAGTATGTAATAACATTTGTTGTTCTTTATTTATACAAACACAACCATTACTAGAACTATAGCTAAAGTTACAACAAGAAGGTTTTGATTTATTGTTGGCGAATAAAAACATGGAATCTTGCGATTTATTGTCATAATTGCTAAATCCTTGTTTGGACGCTTTAGTTATTGCACCAATTATAAACATTAATACAAGTGAAGCTGCTAAAAACAAAACTACAAATTTAGCAGTT